CGGCCCCGGTCACCTCGGCCCCGGTCAGCTTGGCCCCGGTCAAATCGGCCCCGGTCAACTTGGCCCCGGACAGGTCGGCCCCGGTCAACTTGGCCTCGGACAGGTCGGCCCCGGTCAACTTGGCCCTGGCCAGGTCGGCCCCGGTCAACTTGGCCTCGGACAGGTTGGCCCCGGTCAACTTGGCCCCGGTCAACTTGGCCCCGGTCAAATCGGCCCCGGTCAACTTGGCCCCGGTCAACTTGGCCCCGGTCAACTTGGCCCCGGTCAACTTGGCCCCGGTCAACTTGGCCCTGGCCAGGTTGGCTCCGGACAGGTTGGCCCTGGCCAGGTTGGCCTCGGACAGGTTGGCCCTGGCCAGGTTGGCCTCGGTCAACTTGGCCCCGGTCAACTTGGCCCCGGTCAACTTGGCTCCGGACAGGTTGGCCCCGGTCAACTTGGCTCCGGACAGGTTGGCCCCGGTCAAATCGGCCCTGGCCAGGTTGGCCCAGGGCAGGTTGGCCCTGGCCAGGTTGGCTCCGGACAGGTTCAAACGATTTGGGTGCTTAGGTCTGACGAACATACCAAGGACCTTATCACTGGGCGGGGCCAGTCCGCAAGCCCCCGCGCGGGGGCGTTCCGTTCCAAAACAGTCACGGCCACCGTTTGCCAAACGACCACAACAATCCCTACGTACAAAATCAACCAGGCGATAGTGTCCATGTGGTGATAGGGCCATGGCGGGCGACAAATGTCAATAGATTCTTAGCCAAGGCGAAAAATCTATAGGCCACCCTCAGGGCTTGTTGGCTGAGCTAACGGGGGCTATCGATAAATGTAACTAGCTACCCGAGGGCTAAATGTCAATAGATTACAGGGCTTGCTAGATTTTTTGGGACTGGGTATTGCCCGACCCCCGCCGCCTCGCTTGCACCGGCTACCCCCTACCCCCCGGAAACCATTGGCCTTTCCGTAAGCCTCGGTAACTACTAGGCAATCCAGCCCCGTGGAAACCATTGGTGAATCCGTGGCCGTATAGGTCACGTATGGTCATGCATGGCCAGGCCACGGCTCGTCAACGGGCTGGGGGCCGGCCTGGCTTGGTAGCCGACGTCGAGCGCCTCGACAGCAGGCGGGGCATCGGCTTTCGGGCGAGCCAGGGCACCTGTAGCTATGCGCAGAACAGCCATTATGTAAACTCGTGCGGTACCACACCAAGCTGGCTTGCCGGACACACGACTCCTACGGCGGGTCGGCTGGTTGGGTTGCTAGACGGCGGGGAGGGGGGTTGGTAGTACCCAAGAGAACCGCTGACAGGGACCGGCCGGGACCGGAGCCCTACCGTATCAACCCGACCCTGGCAGGCATGACGACTGGCCTTCGGCCGGCCTTGGTGTCTTGGCCCTTGGCCCAACCGGTTTGTATGTGTGCTTTTTACTTACCTACGTAAGCTTGTCGGCCTGTCGTCGGGGTATCGCTTATCAGCTTGTTCCCGCACTGGCTGATGCCTGTTTTCTTCCACAGCGCGTTGACCGGTCACCAACCGGCTCTCCAAGGGCCACCGAAGCCGTCCTCGCCACCGCGTTACCTCTCGCGTTACCCATAGCACATCATTACAACGGTAAGCCTTATCGACACCAACCTACACCCGGCTTTTCGCGGGGTTGTTGCGCAACGCGGCCGGGCCCAAACGGGCCCGCCCCGCCGGGCCGGGTGGCCGAGCGGGGGCTGGGGACGTGGGTGGTGTTCAGTCGTCGGCGTATTCGTCGGTATGCCCCGATTGCCATCGATACTCGACGGTGCCGGGTACGCAGCACTCGTCCAACCGACTATCACAACCGCTGGCGTGGCAAGCGCGGCAATAGCCGTCGTGCGTGCGCTCGCTGCATCCGCGGCACCTGCACCGGGGCGGCAACGTGTCGTACGCCATCGGGTCGACGCGCGGGCTCATGCGCCATTGCTTCCACTCTCTCTTGTTCACGGGGTATCTCCTCGCCGCTGTTGCGGCCGGGCTCATCAGCGTGGGCCTAACCCACGGACCGGCGGGTGGCCGGTTTCGCCCTATCAAACAACCCGGAACCAATCCTTCGCGCGGGCGGCCGCTTTCCAGACCCGGCGCGCGTGGTCCACCAAGTAGTACTCTTCCGACACCACCCGGTGCTGCGTTCGGAGCACCACTCGCACCACATCATCGACCGTGAGCACACCGAGCTTGTTCGCTTCTACTGCCGGGATGACGTCCGAGAACTCCATCGTGTAGACGAGTCCCTCGTGACCAAGGTGCGCGAGCTTGCGTGCGTTTGCCATGTTCGTTCCTCCTCGCCGCTGTTGCGGCCCAATCGTTTCATGCCTCGGTGATAGCCGTCAACGCCTTGCGCGCCCGCTCGACGCCACGTTCCCACCAAAGCGCGCGACTTTCGTTGCCGGCCTCCCGGTGCTCGGCCGCTTGGCGCGCGCGGTAGGTGATGGTCTCGTTCAGCTCTGCAGTGGTCTTTGTGTTCGGCATGCTTGGGCCTATTGCAGGTGCCGTGCCAACCCAAAACCGCCGTGTTTCCGCCGCACCAACCGACCGCGACCGCGTTTGTCACTGCGACAGGTTTGTCACACCGCGCCAACCCCGACACACCGATGCTAACAAACGGGCACCGCAAACCGGGTGGCCCGGCGCAGCGCCGCGAGCCGGTACCAAGTCGCGCCGTCGGCGATGGCCTGCGCGTACGCTACAACGGCCGTGGCGTCGTCAAACCGTCCCGCCTGGCCAAGGTGCTGGGCAACCCGATACAACCGCGCCAAGCGGCGGCCGGTGGCCGGGGCGGGCCCGCCGGGGGTCAAGACCGCCCCCGTCGGTACGCCCGTACCGCGGCCAACCGGGCGGTGTATGCGTCGGCGCCAACCGCCACTGCGACCCGATACCCACGGACCCAAACCGAACCGACGTAACCGTTGCCAGCGGCCGCGGCGACCGCCGTCGTGATAACCGTTGCCATGGTCTCATGCTCCTTTTGGGTTGACTGTGTAGACTGCTTGGCACCGGCCATCCGGTGCGTACTGTTCGATGATTGCGGTGCGGCGGTGTTGGTCCGCCACGTCCGTGGCCTCGCACAACGCCTCGCCATACGAGAAACATGCGTGGTGCCGTGGTAGGCCGATGACACCAACCAGGAAGTGCTGGCGCCCGCCGGTGTGCCTCTTATCTGCCATGGCCCCGCCACATACGACGGCTGACCCAACCGAGCACCGCGGCGGCGATGGTGCCGACGGTGAGCAGCCCGAAAGCGAGCAGCGCGCACGAAACGATGTATGTGTAAAGCATGTGGTGTCTCGCTTACTTGGTGGGTTGATTGATTACGGCCGTACCGGCCTTGATGGCTTCTACCGCAGCCTCCAACATCGCCACGGCTGCTCTACGGTAGCCGCGCGGCTTGTATGCGGCGGGATGCCAGACGTAGATTTCGAGCGTATCGAGCCTGATGGTACCAATCCACGTCGAATAGGGCAGCGCTTTGCGGTCGCAGTGCAGTTCGTTCGCGTCAGCGAGCACAGTGACGTACGGATAGGACGAGTGGGCGGAGCCGATTTCAATGCGCATGGTGGTGTCTCCTCGCCGCTGTTGCGGCCGGGCTCATCAGCGTGGGCCTAACCCACGGACCGGCGCTAAGGCCAGTTTCGCCCTATCAACCGCGACAGGTGTGTTCGATGACACCGGTACCAACGGACATGTACAACGTGTCGCGGACCCAAGCTTTCTCGTAACCGCCGCCCATCGGGCGGTCCGCTTGGTACGCGGGGCCTTCGAACACCTCGCACAGCGTGCCGCCGACGCGGTAGTGAACCAACCCGGCATCCTCGCGAGACATCGTGCCGAGGTCCAACACGTCGTTGCGATAGCCAGTGGCAGCGTTGACGTAGTCACGAGACACGATTGCGTACTTGGTGGTGGTCATGGTGGCGGTCTCCTTGGTTGCTTCAATCGTCGCTTGTTTCGCGGAGCGGTGTCAAACGAAGTTATCGGAAGTGATGAAGTCGCCGGTGTCGACGGTGGTGTAGTGGGCTTCGACGGTCGCGGCCGTGGAAGCGGCCCGTGCAGTTTCCTGCCGACGAACATAGCGCCAGTTGACTCTTGCGCCGTACTGGGCGCGGTCCGCGTCCGTGACCACCGTGTTCGGCTGACGCGGCATCGCGCGCCATTGCAGCCAAACCTCAACCGTCACGGTCACACCGGGAGCGATTTCAACCAGGCCGTTTGCGATGTTGTTGGTCGGGAGCATGTCTGGGCCTATTGCAGGTGCCGTGCCGTGGTAGTTCGTGAATCGTTTCGTGGCGGTGTTAGGCGTGGTGCGACAGCCTTGGCTCGATTCACTGTGCCAGGCTCGTCACGCCGCGCCAACCGCGTCACACCGCTCGGGCCAGCACGAACACCGTGCCGGACCAATAGTCCCGCCACAACCCATCGGCATCGCGCACGGCCAGCGCGAACGAGGCATCGGGCGAATCGACGCAGCAAGCGTACAGCCCAACGGCCGTTGCTCGATCAGTCGACTGCGCCAAGATTTCGGGGCGGTAACCGGTTTGCGTAACTACCACTGCGTACATGGGGGTACCTCTATTTCGTATGACAGGACGTCGGGATAGTCTTCGCCGTACGGGTTGGCGACGGCGGCGGGCACGGCAAGCGGCTTAGGCGCCCGTAGACAGGCGCCTGGATGCTCAGCCAGTAGGTTGCCTAGGTCGTGGTCGTGGCAGTCCCAAACGACCGGCCATCCGTCTTCGTGGCTCACCACTGCGGTAACCCCACCGGCCGGACACGCACGCACTCGAAGTGGCACGGCAACCCCCCGCCCTCGTACAAGCGCCGGATAGCCAGCGCCGCGTTGGCGGTGTCGCGCTCGAACACGTGCTTACAGCCCAACGAATCCACGAACGAGACCCGGTAAATCAGCTTCGCCATACCCCAATCGTTCCATAGCGTGGCGCCGTTGGGAATGTAGTCAGCGCCCGCACCGGGGTCGCGGGGCCGGGTTGGTGCGGGCGCTGCCAAGTCGGCCGATGTTGCGCCGCGTTCGCAAAGCGGGTTTTTCTTGGGGCGGCGCCGCCGGGTGGGTGCGCGCCCGCGACCCGGGGGGCGGCTACTGGAAACCTCTATATTAGGAATATCTGGGGGGATTTTTTCCAGTTTACTACCGCCCGACGACGTGGCAAGATTGCCCCATGAATCCGAAACACGAAGCCGCGGCGGCTCTGTTGGCGTTTCACGACGAGTTTCTGTTGCATTTGAATCCAGCGTGGCCAGACGTTATCGTGCCGGCGCACTTGCAAGGGCGGCGGACGGTTGCCCTACACTGGGGCACCAAGCTGGCCGTGCCGATACCGGATTTCGAAATCACGGGGTGGGGTGTACGCGGCACTTTGGTGTTCAGTGGGCAGTCGGTGTATTGCCAGGTGCCGTGGGCGTCCGTGTGGGCGGTGCAGTCCGCGACCGACGCCACCAAGGCGACGGTGTTCCATCCCGAGCGTGGGTGGTTGGCGGACGTGTTGAAGTTGCCGATTGGCATCGTTGCCGCATTTGACATCGACTTAGGGAACACCCCAACGGCGAACTCGATTGCGACGGTTCGCAAGTTGGGTGCACAGCCCCCGAAAGCCGACCCGTTCGCGTCAATCCGCGAGTGGGAGCGACTTGGTTACGTTTCAAAGTCCGGTGCCGGAGTTTTACGACGAGGCGCTAAGGCGGCGGCGGAGCGCCCGGCTTGGTTCCCGGGGTGTGATCAAAGGAGGGCAAGGTTAATGTGTGACAAGTTGACCGACTCAACGCTGGCAGCAATCCTGGACAACGCCGAGCAGCGCGTCCAGCACGGGTTCGAAGTCTTCGTGCTGGCCGAGCACTTGGTGTCCGCGCTGGTGGAACTCAAGGCCCGGCGGGCAGCGGACCGGGTGTGTTGTGGGCGTTGTAGTCAGGACGTGTCGGAAGGCAACCATGACTAAGACCGAGTTCATGCGCAAGATGCGCGGGTTGTTGGGCGAGCTGGACGACAACGGCATGTCCGAATCCGTGGCCGCCGAGATAATGGCTCTGGCTGAGGACTTGTACTACATGCGCGTGCACGACACGTTCGAGGAGACCGAAGATGGCGAGTAACCGACACGGCCCCGTCACCACGGCAACGGATTACGCCGGGTACTACGTACGGGACGCTATCGTGGAAATCGAGGAAGCGTTGCTCACCACCAAGGAGCCGGCGGTGTTGGCGAAACTGGACCAGTGCCGGCGGGCCTTGGAAGCCGTTCTCAACGACCTGGACGGTTTGTCGGGGGGCACATGAAAATCCCCGACGACGTGTTGGCCAAGGCGTTCCAGATTTACCTGGACCAGCGCTGGCCGTGCAAGGAATCGTTCGCCAAGGCTATCGAGTATGCCATCCACACCTATTTCGAGGTAGGCGACGACGGCTCTGCCAGCGCTGTGAAGTGGCTACAGGCCAGCATCGATGCCGACAAACCGAAAGCCCGCCGTGCCAAAAAGAACACGTGACCAAATCGTCGTGGCCACGGCGCTGGCTTACGAAGCATTGGCGTACGTCCAGCGTGCGTCGTTCGCGATTGACCAAGCCGGCCGGGACCACCTAGACTTGGCCGAAGCAGCCACGCTGCTGCGCCAAGCCGCTGGCCGATTGGAGGACCTCCGTGATGGATGAACGCTTCGACGCACTGGCCGAGCACTTCGCCGAACGCGTCCGCCGCACTCAGCTGGACCTGGACGCATTCGCTATGCGACTCAGGTCGGTGCGGGATACCTACGTCGAGCACCCGAACGAAATCGACGCAGTGTTCCTCGCCAACGAGTTCGACTACTTGCTGCGCGAACTCGCCCGCATCCGGCCCTAGATAGCGCACCCAGCGAACAACGCCACCCACAGTCCCAATACGGTAACAATGTGTCTGTTTGTCATGCGTGTGTCTTAGCACGCTACGAACGAATACCGGGCGGTATTTGTATACGTAGGCTGCTACACTGGCGGCATGGCAATGACCACGACAATCAAAGACCTCTGGTACCAGACCCAGTTCGACGCGCTCATGCGGCGCATCACCACAGGCGCGTACGTGCAAGGTTTCGCGGACCCGCAGTTTACGCGCGACAAGCTGGCCGCGTACAACATGCTGTCGCGGTTCTCCCCCACCCGCCGCGAGCACAACTACCAGCGGCTACTGCCGTGGCTGACCGGCATCGCGATTATCGGTTGACCGCTGCCACAGAGTGCAGATAGGATGGTTTCAACAAGGCGAGGAGAAACCAGATGGCACTCGAACAGGCAACTTTCCGTATCACCGGTACGCGCCCACTGCTCATGCACAACGGCCGCCTGGCCGACCCTGTCGGCGAGCACAAAAAGGCTCTCGCCGAAATCACGGGCAAGCGCAAGAAGACAGAAGACGACCACGCAGAAATCCGCCGCCGTGAGTGGCTCGGTGGTCTTTACCAGGACGCGAACGGTCGGGTGTGCATCCCAGAAAGCCTGCTGTTGGGTATGCTTATCGAGGGGGCGCGAAAGCGAAGCAAAGGGCCGAAAGCCAAGTGCGTGGTGTGTAGCCAACCTACCTACGTGCTCGACTATGACGGGCCGAAAGACGTGCTGAAGCTGTACGAAACGCCCGGATTTGTCGACTACAGGGGAGCTGGGGTGAACGATGTTCGCGTCTACCGCACACGTCCCCGCTTCAACAAGTGGTCAGTGACGTTCGATTACATGTACGACACGGAAGTGTTGGACATTGAAACGCTGCATCTTATCCTGGACGCAGCGGCCACGGTGGTTGGCATCGGAGATTACCGCCCACGTTTCGGGTTGTTCACATACGAGCAGCTCTAAAAAGACGAGGCCAGGCACGGCGGGGCAAGGCGGGGCTTGGCGCGGCAGGGCTGGGGGTCAACCTACGGGTTGTTTTGATTTTTCGATGGCGTAATGTTTCGTTACGTCGTCGCGTTGGAAGGATAAACCAATGAGGAATGCTCTGGTGGCTAAGACGGTGGAATCTGTGGGGATTTGGGTCAAAAATATCAACATAGACAACTTGAAAGAAGGCGACACACTAACAACGATTGACTTGGTTCGCTTGTTGGGGATAGGCGCGCACGATGCCTTGTTCCGCCCGCGTGTGTTAGAACTCCGTGCCCGTTTGGAGCGCGAACGTAATCTGGTGTCGCATTTTCGAAGGGGCCGGCTGACATTGCTGTCCGCCAAGGAGCGGACTGATTACGGTCTGCACCAAGCGCGTCTGGGTGTAAAACGCCTGGGGCGTAACGCTACACGGCTGCAGACGACAGCCATCGATACGATGTGTGAAGCGGAGCGCAGCAAGCACGAATCTGCGGCGTCGGCGGTCGGGCTTGCACATGATGCAGCCAAGCGGGCCATGCGGCGACAGGCCAAGACGTCTTCGTTGGCTGTGCCGTTGAAGGGCTAATCTTCCTGGTACGACACGGCGCCGTACACCGATTCGTTGGTGCCAGTCAGCAGTTGCACAGCGAGCACAACCTCGTCGGGCTTGGTTGAGGCCACGCCCTTGACGCCGTACCCCATGTAGAAATCGGGGCTAGTGAACACCGGGCTACCGCCCCCGCGGTTGTTCGTCTGGTCCAGGTACCCCGCCCCCAGTATCGTGCCGCCCGACACCGTGGTGGCGTTCGTCGGTAGCGCGGTCTGGACGCGAGTGTTGGTCCCGGCGTTCCACGAAAACGCCGTGCCTGCCACCGTCGGGTTGAGCAGCATCCGCCAATGGAACGCCGTGCTCGTGGGTGACATGACCGACACACGGCTAGGTCGGATAAGCGCCCCCGGTCTGGTGGGGTCGGCTCGGATAGCCAGCACCGGGTAGAACGCACCCGCCGCGGGCACTACGATGGCCGTGGCGCCCCGGTCGGTTGCACGGTCGATGCCTTGGTAGTCTCGGCCGCCTTCGGATACAACCGAACAGCACACGGCTTCCATGGTCGCAGCGCCCCCCGTGCCGTCGTTCGTGAGTTCGTACCTGACGGGGAGGTTGGGGTTGCGGATGTACACTTCCGAAATCAAGTTGCTGTGGTTCATCTGGTGGCAGTAGATGAGCTGCCCGTCGAACTCGAAGCCGAAACGGACCGAACCGAGCGCGAGCCACTGGAAATCGATGAAGCCGATTTGCCCCTTCACGAAGTCGAGGTTGTAGCCAGACGGGCCTTGGCCATCTAGGCGGTCCATGTTCCAGTCGGCCCTGTTGGTGTGGTAGTCGACCACCGAGCCGGTCACGAACGAGCGGCGAGCCACCCGATAGCCGATGGTGGGGTGCTGTTCGAAGAAGAGGCCGTCCTCGTCGTCGAAGTAGCCGAAACGGCGCCGGATTCCGGCTGCCTGAGCGCCTGGGACGCACGTGATTTTGATCGCTTGCGACTTGCCGGGCTGATAGGTGACATATTGGCGGGACTGTCGCACACGCACGCCGGCTGTGTTCGCTGACACCGACAACGTCGTGCTGGACCGGTTGGGGTTGTGTGCCGACGATGTCCCGGACCCGGACAACTGAACGTTGTTCCAGGCCAACGGGTCTTCCTCGAACACTTGCTTGGAATCGAAGACGGTCGTGGGGAAAGCGACGCGGATTTCACCAAACGCTGTGCGGGTTGGCGACCTTGGGTGCGTCGTTATGTCGACCGTCCGATAGGGGGCATACGGAAACGGCAGGTTGGGCATGTGGCATTGTGCCACATCCCTATGTGAGCTCTCGCAAGTGCCTGGATTGTCAACGGAATCTGGAACGCGCCTTGTACTCGTCGCCACCTACCAGGAAAGCAGCGAACAGCCACGGGGAGGCCAGCACCACGGCGACGTAGGACAGACCAAGAACCAAACGATCACGCACGTTCACACCTCACACAGTTACAGTTGTCGGGGAGAACTTCCTGACCTTCCAAGACATGGACGCGATAGTGGAAGTAGTCGATAGCGTCTTGCAGGTCGTCAAACGACTTGGCCTGTCGAACCTGTTTCAACGCCTCGGTGACGTGCTGGACGAAATCGGTCTTGGTCATGTCGCCCTCCTCCTACCTCGCCGTCGGATGTCTTGTTCGATATCTTCACTAAGGAGTCTTTCTACCACATCAGTGAAGTCCATAATGGCGTCTTGTAGGTCGTCATCCGTTTTTGTCGTCTGAATACGACCCAACATCTCGGTGACTTGCTGTACGAACTCGGTCTTGGTCATGTCACATCCACCATGACGTCAGACAGCGGTATCTCAACCATCCGCCCATGTACCGACCACATGAAGTAATAAACCACATCGGTGCCTTCGTACACACCACCGTGGTCGGGAACAGAGAAACGGAACTCTTTCGTACGGATAGAGACACGCGACACGGAACCATCAGGGAACACTACCGTCTCGTTCTTGTTAGGTACGAACGGCTTGCCGTCGACAAACAGCTTGGTGTGTCCCCACTCGTTGCGGACTTCGATTTTCTTGGCAGGCATTTCAGACTCCTGAACTCCCGAACCCGCCTTGGCCGCGCTCTGACGACGGCAAGCGGGCTACTTCTTCCCATCGTACATCAGGGACCTGGCGGATAGCAAGCTGGGCGATACGGTCACCGGCCTTGATGGTAGCGAATGTCAGGCAGTGCAACATGACTTGCACCTCCCCTCGGTACCCGGCGTCGATAGTGCCTGGACAGACTATCAGTCCCGCTATGGTCTTCCCGGACCGGCCACGAACATGCCCTTCCCATCCCTGTGGGATAGCCATGGCCAGGCCAGTCGAAACACGATGCACCTGGCCTGGTGTCAGGTCATAGTCTCGGTCGACATACAAATCCCAACACGCATCACCAGGCAGTGCTTGGGTTGGTTGGGCGGCTGTTGGCCGAAGGCGTGTGAACTGTATCCAGATTGTCATTGGTACAACCACAATCCGATAAGGGCGAACGTCCCTGCCACGAACATCCACAAGCGCTCCGATCGGAAGTTTACCTTGAAACGCGTCCGAACAACCAGGCAGTTGGCGATCGTCAAGACCTTGACCGTGGTGGAAAAGGCAGACACCACAAAACAAAACCAGGCAACCACGAACAGGACTAGCTGGACAGGGCTCATTTGCAACTCCTCGTATGACTTATAGTCACCTAGGTGCGTTCGATTGTCAATCTTGTTCGACAAGGCCCGGCGAACTGATTGTTTTCACTGTATTATCTTGGTTCGACGGCCACAACTTAGCGACGAATAAGTTATGCCTGGCAGCCGGTACCAGTTGTCTCTGTCCTAAGGCTCAGGCAGCGTCTGCGGGGTCCTCCGGACCGGACCGTCGCAGAAGACCCTTCCTGTCCCCACATTCCACCCCACTATGGTGGGAGACAACCCTTGGCCGATTGCTTACGGCACTTGACGGGGTCAGTCCTCTTAGTGAGGCTCGCTATCCCGTCGCGGGTGACAGCTATCTGAAACGGTCAGTATAGCGGTCGAGAAGGCCCAGGGTCGCCCCTGCCACCGGTACTTAGGTCCGAGGACCCTTGCTTTCTACAGCCACCCATAGGTGGTACCGATGTCTCCACACTTGCGTGCAAGTGCATTGTGACACAGTCGCAAACGTCAGCAAGGCCCGCCGTTCACTTTTTAGTGACCAGTGCCCACATTGCCCAATGCACCCCGAACCGGGTAACATCCAAGACACGATGGCTCCCCGTTTTTTCGCCACACTGTTCGAAGCCAGAGGCCAGTTCGGCAACCGGGTCGTGGGTCATATCGACGTGCCCTGGACGCCCGATGCGCTGACCGAAGCCCTGCCTTTGGCCGTCACACCGACCAAAGGTGGGTCGCGCTTGTTCGCCCTTGCCAAGTACCGGGAAGGTGTTGGGCGAGGGAATGCCGGCATCGAACACCTAACCGGGGCGATGCTCGATTGCGATTGTGCCGACCTGGGGGAGTTCGACCGCATCACCGAGCAGGTCCGGGCCAAAGGGCTGGCGTTCCTGGCCTACACCACGTACAGCCACATGTCCCCGAACAAGACCCATAGTGCTACTGGACGTGTGGGCAGTATGGAAGGCTTCCGGTTGTTCTTGCCGTGGTCACGCCCGGTCGACTCAGAAGAGTACCGTGTGTTGGTGCCTTGCCTGTTCGGGTATGAAATCCCCGACAACCCGCCGCACTACGAACAAGAGGTAGCTGGAGTCTGGGTCAAGACCAAAGCCGCGTCCGTTCGTGCTCGTGCGCGGGGATGGGACTCAGTCAGTTCTCGCCCGAGCCAGGCGTACTACATGCCGGAGGCCCCACCCGAGCGCGCGTCCTTGGCTCTGTTCGACTCAGCCGCAGGCGACCCGCTGCCCGTCGACCAAATCCTGGCCCGCGAGCGCCCGTTGGGACGTCGGTCGTTCTACGTCCCGCGCGACTTCGAACAACCCACCCAGCAAGCCGAAACCGCCGTCCAAGACTTCCTCGAAGCGCTCATGGACGCCGGTCACCACGTACAGCCACCGAACGGCCAAGGCTATCGCCGGTCAGCCTGCCCTGCGTGCGCCCCCGGCGGCGTGCAGCGGTCGCCGAGCCTGACGTTCCGGGCCAATGGCGACATGTTGGAGGTCAGGTGCCACGCGTCCTGCTACCGCAGGGACATCCTGGCTGCCTTGGGGCTCACCGACGAAGGTCGTTTCCGGGAGCCAGGGTACCTTGAATCCCGCCTGGACGAGCAGCTAGCTAGGCAGGTATCCCCCAGGGCGCCCGTGCACGTAAACGAGGCCGTAGGTGCCTTAGAACGAGACCTTCGCGAAGCGGTCCTGGCCCGTCGCCCGACCGTCGTCAAGTACCCGTGTGGCACGGGGAAAAGCTTCGTGTGCGCGAAGATAGTCACCGAGCAAGTGCGGGCGGGCCAAGCGATTTGCGTGTCGTCCCAAGAACACCGGGTGCTCCTAGATACGATGGCGTACCTACCTGATGACGTTCGCCAGGTCGCCGTGCATATCCACAGCCCGCTGATACCAGTCGGCGGGGCGCCCGTGTGCCAGCGGGCGGACGAGGTCCGGGAACTTGTGTGGGACTACGGAGTATCGCTGGCCCGGTCGATATGCCCGACGTGCCCGCACCGCGACACGTGTGGCGCCAAGGCGGCCCAAGTTGAGCGCATCAAGCGCAAGACCGACGCACTTGCGGTGTTCGTTTCCCACGCCGGCATACACCAGGTGTTCGGGGAAGAGCCCACCGGCATGGAACTCATCGTCGACGAAATGCCGGGGGTGTACGAAGAAGTAGCCGTCACCAAGGCCATGCTAGAGAAACTCGCCGACCGAGCACCGCTGCCCGCCGTGTATGACGTGCCACGGAAAGCGGTGTACGCGATAGCCCGTGCGTGGCTCGACGGCACCGAGCCCGGATACGTTGTCCTCGATAACGACCAACCCCCCGCGCCGGCGTACGAAGTCGCCGCCGAATGGGGCCGGCTGGCGTTGTCGGACAAAACGCTACCCCCGGTTGAGCATCGTGCGCTAGTCCGGGCGGGTGACGCGCTTATCCGGCTAGCCGCCCACAAAGCCGACGGCGGTACCGTTTTCGGGCTCGAACAGCGGGGGGCTACCGGCGTGTCGGCTATGTTGCCGGACGCCTGCCATCGGGCGTTAGTGCGCCAGCGCGGGGTGTTGTTGTCCGCGACGCCGTTGTTGGCCGCGTTGCCGGGGTTCGACGTCCGAGAACAAGCCGTCACCGACGGCGCCCCGGTGCGGCGGGTGATGCGCTTGCGGAACAATCGGGGGTCGACTGCGCTCACCAAGACCTACCCTGACCGGTACGGCGGCTTCGAACGCCGGGAACCGGCTGAAGGCGAAGCGCCTGGGATACCGTGGGGTGTGGTCGAGCAAGCGTTGGACTACGCTTGCAAGGAAGCCGAGATGTACGACCCAGCGCGGGTACTGTTCGTCAGCTTCAAGGCGCTGATAGACCAGCTCCGACAACGCCCCGACTTGTTGCGGGGTCGGGCCATCGAACTGGCGCACTACGGGGCCTTGCGCGGCAAAAACCAATGGCAACAAGGCGCGGCGGCCGAATGTTCCGTGGTGTACTGCCTCGGCGCGCCCCGGTTCGCGGTGTATTCGACTCTCCGGTCGTTGGGGTTGTCGGACGAAGCGCTGGATGAAGCGTGGGTGGCGTACGCCGCAGGTGAGCTAGAGCAGGTTGGTGGGCGACTAAGAATACCTAGACGAACCAAACCAGCGTCGTTTATAGTGGAATCAGATGTTGCCCCGCAAGATTGGGGCAAGGAAACAATCGACGAGGTGGACCTTGGCTAAGTTGGAAGAAGCAATCGCAGCAATCCGCGCAGGGAAGCGAGTGAAGACCTCCGCGGGTGCCTTCGAGTACGACAATCTTGTCGAGTTGGCGGGCGATATCGCCGACACCGGCATGCTTTACGACGCAGCCGACGACGTTTTCGAAATCGTCGAACCGGCCCCCGAGCCCGCCACGGATGAGGAAATCGTGGCTTGGTTGGAATCGCGCCAAAGCTTCTACCACACCGGATCAGTATATGGCGGGTGGGAAGTGCGCGGCGCTCTCAAGCTCATCGCCTCAATCATCCGTACCAGGAAGCTGCCGACGCCATGACGACAAAACTCCTCACTGCGGCCGAAGCGGCAACAATCCTCGGTATCTCTTCGGAGATGACCGTGAAAAACTGGCTCGAGGGAGGCTCTTTCCCAGGCGTCGTTCGGACGGAGTCTGGGGAGTGGCGCGCCCCTTTGGAAGAAGTGCTCAAGGTAAAGAAGCGGATGTGTGATCTGGTGGAGAAGAACCAGGCCGGGGACATGACGCCTACAGACTGCGACGACGAATCCTGGCCGGTGATCTGACCATGACCGCCGCCAGTCGTGCCTGGATGTCTATGTGCTCCGCCCGCGACCTGTTCGCGCAGGGTCGGGACAGCGAAGCGTACGCGGTGCTCCAGTACGCCGAACACCAAATCACCAAGGTCCGGGGGGCCTTGCCGTGGTTGGGGCTTGACCGGCAACTGGAGCGCTTGTACAAGGATTGCGTGGTGCCGCGCTTGGCGGCGAACGGGAGCGTCGAATGAAACTGCGTTTCGTACAGACTTGTGAAGCATATCCGGAGCAGTACGATGTATTCGCCGAGGACGGGGAACGGGTCGGGTACGTCCGCCTTCGGGGGGCTCTGACAGTGGAGTTTCTGTCTTGCGGATGTGGGTGCGTGCTGCAGGCGGACATTGACGCGGGGGAGTTCACCGACGAAGAGCGGGCCTTTTGGCTGCCCGCAATCGAAACCTTGCTAGTGCGCCTTATGAAAAAGTACAACAAAGAGGCACGGGACAAGATTCGAGGGCGCTCCATCTACGATGGTGCGTGTCAGTGAAACGCAAACTCAACGTGTTCTCGGCTAGTCGTGGTTGGGGCTTGACCGACAACTGGAACGCTTGTACAAGGATTGCGTGGTGCCGCGCTTGGCGGCGAACGGGGGTACCAAGTGAAAAGGCGTACGAAGGGGCTGTTGCTGACGTTTGCTCCGCTGCTACTGGTCGATGCCGTGGGGTTCGTGTTCCTAGATTGGCGAACGATGTTGGGGTCGTTTGCACTCTCCGTCGCCACTACAGCACTGGTAGCCTTGTTTGTGTTGGGTCTGTCATTGCTCCTCGGCGACTGACGAGGAGTGAAAGGTACGCTATGACAATCGATGTTGTTCCAGAGATGGCGAGCTTCACCCCGCAGCAGTTGTTCGACGAACTACACCACGTACCAAACAGGACGTTGTCGGACGGCTGTGTTGGTAAGTCGTTTCTGTGGCTTGAAAAGACGCCCGAGTTCTGGTCGGCACTGGAAACCTTGTATCGTGACAGGTTCCAAGACGTCGATTTCTTTGTAGACAAGCAGCCGGGCGTATCGCGCCCCGGCAACGTCCGCACCGATGTGGTTGTTTACGTCACACACAGGGCTGTCGGTTGAAACGCAAACTCAATGTGTTCTCGGCTAGCCAAATCAAGCAGTTCGACCGGTGCGGGGCGTTCTGGGCGTTCAACCGGGTGCTCGGGTTGCCCGACGTCCAGACCGACAAAGCCCGGCGCGGTGTCGAAATACACCGCGAAATGGAGCTGTACGCGCTGCTCGGGCAGTGGCCAGAGTCCAAGGCGGCCCGGAAGCTGGCGGCACTGTACGCTTGCCCCCCGCCCGGTGTCGCAGAGGTCGAAGTACCTGTACGGTTCCAGATCCACGGCGGCACGGAATGGGTCGGGTACATCGATGCCGTGGCAGAAGAGGTCTACGACCCCACCGATTCGGGGTGTACGTACGGCCCGTTGTCCGGTGATGCCGGCGCTGCGGTGGTGCTCATTGATTGGAAGACCACCAGCGATTTCAAGTACGCTTTGTCCCCCGCGGAACTAGCTGCTGACACGGCCGCGAACATTTACGCTTACGAAGCCTTCGCCGGCGGTGCTGGCACCGTGGTCTTGCGCTGGGTGTACGTCAAGGCCAACGGCGACGGCAAGCCCCGTATCGTGGAAACTGTCGTGGACCGTGCCGCCAATGCTGCGTTCATGGACGAACTGGCCGTGTTGGGTTGGTTCCTGCAGCAGTTGTACGACATGGGTATCGACCCCCACTTGATGACTAAGGAACCGGACAACTGTTTCAAGTACGGCGCCATGTGCCCGTATCGCGAACAATGCAACCCGCCGGCCGGACAGGCCAACGACTACACCGAAGACGACTTTGCAAAGGAGCCATCCATGACCAACGACGAGTTCATGACCCGAATCGCCCCCGCGTTGCCGAAGCGCCCGGCGCCCCCGTTGCCGGTGAAGGCGGCACTGCAGAAAGCTTTGGACGATGGTGCCAAGACCCCCGCGGCACCGGACGGCGTGCTGGACCGGGTGTTGACCAAGTTGGCGGACACCCCCCGTTCGGATGACACCAAGGCGTTGCTAGAGGCCGCGGTGGCCCCCGACAAGGCCGGCTGGTTGGACATGCCCCCCGCGGTCGAAGCAGGCTTCATTAACGCGCCGGAGGGCGCCACCGTGCCTTTGGCGGCCACGCCCGAGGAAGCCGCCGCGCACCAAGGCCGGGACAAACCCGCCGAGCCGGTTGATGAACTCGAAACCTTGGACAAGCAATCTTTGTTCGTGCTGGCCGTCAAGGAAGGTTGCTTCCTGCCCACGGACAAGGTGAAGCTACGGGAACAAGGTTTGCGCCGAGTCATCCGGGAAGCACGTACCAAGCGGGCGGTGTTGGGTGATGTTCCGCCAACCGCCCCCGTTCCGCAGGCTGTGGAACGCCAACCACTGACCGAAGCCGAGCGCGTGGACGTGGAAACCGCGGTCAATGCGATTTACGACGCTATGAACGCCGTCGGGTCTACTGACCCGGCGCAGGACGACCAAGCGCCCGAAGCGTCGCCCCGCGCAGAACCGGGTGTGTTGGCGGCGGTGCACGAAACTGCGCAAGGTCTCGCGAAGGTCGGCATCATCGACGAAGCCACGATGGCCGAGTTCGATAAGGATTGCGGTGTGGCGACCAAAGACGAAGAGACCGAAGCGTTGTGGGCTGTGCGATACCCCGGCTACGGATGTCTCGACCCCCAAAAGGAAATCGTCGGACTGCTGCACCGCATCGCTTCCGCACTGGAAAAGCTGGCCGAAAACAAGTAGCCTGGTCCGGTGTCACCAGTAGCCATCGAATCCCTGCCCGCCGCGACTGAGGAAGTTTCGGCGGGTTGGTCGTTTGCTGAGGTCGAAGCCGGGGTAGAAATCCGCCGCATCCTGGCGCTGCCCCGCCGCCGGTCACCGTCGAACGATTCCACCGAAGACGCCCAGCTGGCCGCGTTCTTGACGGGCCGGCTCGCCCACACCCCCACGCCATACCCCGGCCCGCTGCGCCCTCTGCAAGCCGCTGCGCTCAAGGAAGCGTACGAATGCCGGGGACTCGCGGGATTCCTGCGCGTAGGCGCCGGCAAGACGGTGATATCGTTCCTGGTGCCGACTATCTTGCGCACCGTGGCCCGTGACGACACGTGGCTGTTGGTGGCGCCGAAGTCGATGGAGCCGTCCGCTCGTCAGGAATGGCGGCGTTTGTCGGCCGACTGGCCGGCGGTGCCGTTCCACTACGTGTCCCGTGAAAAGCTGTCGACGCCTGGTGCAGGGGAAAAGATCGACAAGGCGGGCAATGTAATCCGGTTGTCGCTGCTAGAGCAACTCCGCCCGGCGGTGCTCGTCATCGACGAAGCCCACGGAGTCGGGTCGGTGCTCGGAAAGCGCATCAAAGCGTACTTGCGCAAGTATCCTGGCACCATCGTCGTTGCGCTCACCGGCACGCCGTTCCGGTCGTCGGTCCGGGACGCCGCGTGGATGCTCGAATGGTGCCTGGGGGACCGTTCACCGTTACCCCGCCCGTCGGTGGCCATGCGTGAGCTGATGGCGTGGTCATCGTACCTCGACGCAGGCAAGCCGGGCAAGCGGCGGGCGAAGGCGGGCGTGCTGCTCGAAATGCTCACCCGCCAAGAATCGGTCGAGTTCGCCAAGCTCGAGGGCGACGAAGAAGCCCAACGGCGGCTGGTCCGGCGGGCCGTAGCCCGCCGCATGTACGACACACCAGGGGTGATTTCGTCCAAGGAAGCCAAGTTGGTCGACGACGACGGCCGAGAAATCGGTTTGTCGCTACACCCGTGGTACCCGGTCCGGGAAACCCCCGAAGTCGACGCCGCGATAGCGGCCATCCGGGAACACGGCTCGCTGCCCGACGGCACGGAACTTGAAGGCCAAGACGACGAACACACCAACGGGTTTACCGTCGGCCGTCACGTCAACACCTTGGCGCTGGGCTTCTGGCAGCGGTACGTGCCCGAACCACCCGAAGCCTGGCGCACCGCCCAGCGGGATTGGGCGAAGTGGTGCCGGACGGCTATCTTGCGCAACCGCCATGGCTTGGACAGCCCCGCCCGCGTGGTCGATGCCGTGCGCCAGGGGCTCTATAACGACGGCGGGCGCTGGGAACGCTGGCAGGCCGCCCAAGCCGATTACCGGGCCGCCACGGGCCAGCCCAGCCCGCCCACGGTGGCCGAATGGGTGTCGGACGAAGCCATCGAATCGGTGGGTGCGTGGGTGGCGGCCCACGCCGGGGCGGTGTGGGTCCGGCACATTTGCCTAGGGGAACGGCTGGCCGAGCGACTCGGTATCCCGTACTACGGCGAAGAATCCGTCGACAAGCGGTCGGGCGCCCACGTTACCAAGCACCCCGGCGGCCCGGCGGTGTTGTCGCTACAGGCCAACGCCGTTGGCAAGAACCTACAAGGTTTCTGGGCCAAGAACCTGTGGCTGTGCCCGCCCGGTGAACAAGCCATCGGCCGCACGCACCGGTCCGGCCAGGCGGCGGATGTGGTCGAAAACTGGGTGTATTTAGCGTGCGCTGAACACGCGCGGGCATTCGAACGCGCCCAGGACGAACTGGCGGCTTTCCAGTCGGACATGACGCTGAACGTGTCGAAGTTGGAGATGGCTTCGTGCACCGTCCCCACGGCCGCAGAAATCGCCGTACGCGGGTATCCCAGGTGGGTACGCAAGTCCGAATGATTACATTGCTCGGCTTCCGGAGGTGGTGCTAGTCTGCATCTACCAGCGACGATGCAGTCGCCCAGCAGACAAAGGTAACCCGCATCCATGGATTTCACGACTGAAGATTTCAATGGCTCCAAGGCAGACCGACGGCCTTCATTTCGCTTCCCGCTTCCCGGCACCGCAGCCCAGCGATACATCGCGGTGTGCGATTCACTCCGCGAGACGCCCATGTCCCCCAAATGGGTATGGTGCGACTTCACGGTGCCGACGCTCAAGGTAGACCGGCGCGGCGGCAACTTGGTCGGCGCACTGGCCGACCTGCCGGTCTTCGGAACGCTGGACGCATCGGTGGTGTCGGACTTCGCCACGTCGGTGGGGTTCTCGGCCGAAGGCGTGCGCCCGGTCAAGGGTATCCCCCTGCCGGACCTACAGGCGAAAGAACGCCGCAACACGCTGGCGATGGTGGCGGCCATCGCTGGGTATGCGGGTGCACAGGCCCAGATGTGCTTGGTGGCTGGCGACAAGCCGGGGTCCATGCGCATCAACCCGGTCGTGTTCACCGGTGCGCTCACGGGCCGTCGGTTCGGTATCGAGGTCAAGCCGCACACCCGTCGTGACGGCGACCCTACATACATCCTTGGTTTCTTCCCTGTCCTGGACGGCGCTCAGGGCCAGTTCCAGTTCCCTGGTCAGGGCAGCATCGTGAAGGCCCCCCCGGCGCTGGGTGTGCCCAAGGTGGCGGCCAAGCCGACGTTCGAGCAGGCGGCCCAGGCTGCTGGTTGGGAACCGCACCCTGATTCGGCGGACTACTACCACAATGGAGTGGAAGCGGTCGAGGTCAACGTGCTTCGCGGAATGCTGGGGTTCTAGGACATGACCGAAAACAAAGAGTTTGTCACACTAACGAACATGCTCAACGAGGGATACGAAATCGTCGCGTCGACGTACGTTCGGACCGACATTCGTCAGGAGTTCCGTTTGACGCTGTTCCTGACGGGAACGTATCCCAAAACGGTAGCAGAGGACGAATACGCGAACATGGTCCGCTTGCTGAACGAAGGGTACAAACTGGGCAAGTCATCCCTTCTCTGCGAAGGCGACCGGCACGAGTTCACGTTCACTTTCTACAAGCGGTGACGCCTTCGCCGGTCCCACCAGGACCGGCCCCCAAGTCAGCCAGCCAACCGTTAGCGGGCGGTCCGCGAAACTGGTGGAGTTTGGTGGTTCTTTCGCCACCAACGGCCCGTGTCTTTCTCCTTCACGGGCGACGGTTGGCTGGTTGACTTGGGGGTGAAGTGATGAATCCCGGTGAACAAGTCGTTCTGCCTGACGGCCGAACGGGGTACTACCAACAACGGTTGCCGGACGGTTCGGCGGTCGTGGTGGTGTCTGAGTACGTGGTATTGGCACCCAAGGATGCCAACAAACTCAAGAAGGTGTCGAGTGGCCGGTAGAAAAGAGGACATCGTTCGGGTTTTCATCCCAGACACCCACGGGTCACATATCGACCCCAAAGCAAAGGCGGCGTTCCTGGCGGACTTGAAGCGACTAGCCCCCGACCAAGTCGTTTACCTTGGCGACCATGTGGACTGTGGTGGTATCTTTAGCACGCACTCGCGCACGTACACAAACGAAATGTGCGAGTCGTACGAAGAAGACATCGCTGCCACAGTGGAGCTGCTTGACGACGTAGCGCGCGCGGTACCGCAAGCCCGCGCGCAATATCTGGAAGGCAACCATGAGGTCCGCGTCAGCCGATGGGCGGCGGCCAACTTCCAGAACCGCAAGGATGCCGATGCGTTTCTGCATCGCCAAGGCCCGGCGGCTCTCTTGGAACTCAAACGACGGGGTATCCGGTACGTGTCGCGGACTGACTTCGCCGACGGGTGCTCTATCCCGGGCACCATCCGCCTCCGACAGGGCCACACGGACGTCTACGCCACGCACGGCTTATCAGCCGCCGCCAACGCAGCGGCCGTGCACCTGTCGAAGTTCGGCGCGAACGTGGTGTTCGGTCACGTGCATCGGGCGTTGTCGGTGCACGGCAGGTCGGTGGACAAGGGGTTGTACGGAGCGTGGTGCCCTGGTACCTTGGCGTTACTGCAGCCGCTGTACCTGCACACGAACGTTTCGCAGTGGGCGCTGGGGTACGCGATTCAGTTCGTGGCGCGATCTGGGCATTTCGTCCACTTCCAGGTGCCAATCGTCAAAGGTGAGTCGATGTTGGGTCAGGTAACCAAGGCGTTGCGATGAACAACTATCAAGTCAACGACATGGTCCAGGTATCCTTCGATTGGGGGCCCAAGGAACAGTACAACGGACCGGGCCGGGTGCTGGCCCTGCCGTCACCAGACATGCCCTTCTACCGTATCCGCGTGGTGGAGGCGGACGGGACGGCGTACGACTGGTTGCTGCGAGAGTCGGAAATCAGCCCGTTGGTGGTCGCCACGCCGGTAACCGGCCCTGGCGCCACGGCCGCTTACTTCGACAAGAAGCACGACCAAGGTAAGCGAGACTGGACGTTGTTGCCGGTCAAGTGGCTGTATACCGCGATTGCCGAAGCCCGCGGAAACGGCGACATGACACCCTTCAACTTCACAACTATTGCGGAGTGTTTGGTGGCTTGGCGTGACAGCAACGACCGTGTTTGGCTGTTGGAGGGGGTTGCAATCATCCTCAAAGACCTTGGCGTGCACGCCGCGCTGGACGGTGTCATGAAAGTCCTGGAGTTCGGAGCCAAGAAGTACGCCAAGGATTCCTGGCGCACGGTGCCGGATGCCGTCGACCGCTACTATTCGGCTGCGTGGCGGCACTTGGAACGCATCGAGGAACCAGGGTGCACGATGGCGGCTAAGGACGACGAATCGGGGCTCCCGCACGAATACCACTTGCTGTGTAACCTGTTGTTCTTGCTTGACTTGTCTGCGTGACGTCCCCGGCCTGGCATACTACACAGTGTGCTGCCACCGATAGCTGACGTTCGCGCCACCGCCGAAGCGTACCGGGACTGGTTCTGGCCGGGCTTGGCGCTGCCCGCTATCGAGTGGGCGGGCTTGCCGGCGGCCGAAGCCGCGTACGACGCCCCCACCGCCCGCTATCCCCACGGTCGCATTCGACTAGCTCGCCGGCTCGGCGGCACGTGGGAATGGCGGGCGTGTTTGCTCCATGAACTGGTACACGCCGCCTTGGAACCCTGGGTGGGGGAAGCCGAATACCCGGACGGGCGCGTGCCGTACCACGGGCCGGCGTTTGTCGCCGAATGCAACCGCATCGGGGGGTTGTTGGGGCTCCCATACCTGGACGCAGACGACGGGTATGGCTGGCCGTGGTTATTGCTGCAACCTGAATACGATTTGGATGTTGACCAATGACGCTGGATTGCGGCAACATGGAGGCATGTTCGTCAGACCCAAGCAACCAAATCGTTTGAACTTGACCGGGGCCAAGTTGGCCGGGGCCAACCTGTCCGGGGCCAACCTGTTCAGGGCCAACCTGACCGGGGCCAACCTGACCGGGGCCAACCTGTCCGAGGCCGACCTGTCCAGGGCCAACCTGACCGGGGCCAACCTGACCGGGGCCAACCTGTCCGAGGCCGACCTGTCCGAGGCCAAGTTGATCGGGGCCAACCTGACCGGGGCCAACCTGTCCAGGGCCAACCTGACCGAGGCCGACCTGTCCCAGTGCAAAGGTTTACCCGTTTCGCCCCACGTTTTTCTGGAAACTCACCCTGACGGTGTCATCGCCTACAAGGCTTTCGGCAACACGACTCGGCAGGCACTTCCGCATTGGGTTGTCGAGGTCGGGGCCGTCATCGAGGAGCCGGGTTGCAACCCTGACCGGTTCACCGAGTGCGGGTCGGGCGTCAACGTGGCCAGTACGCTGACTTGGGTGAAGGCCAACTACCCAGATGCAGATTCATACTGGCGGGTGCGCATCAAGTGGGACGACTTGCCGAACACCGTGGTTCCGTACACGTCGGACGGAAAGTACCGGACGACGCGGATTACGCTGCTGGAGAAGGTGGGTTGACATGCGCAGCTGGGAAGAAATCCGGGTCGGGTTGGATGCGATGTTCGCCGCAGGCTGGTCGGCTGTGTTCGTCAAGCCGAACCACGTCAAGGTGATTATCGACGACGGGCTTCGCTACCAAGACATGCCAAAGCTGGCTGAAATCTTCGGCACTGAGCACATGAACTTCGGCGTTGAGAACGACGACGACGCCTTTGGTGGTTGGGGGCACTTCTACGTGGAGGCATGGGCATGAAAACTATCCTCATCGACGTCGACGGCGTGCTCGCGAACATGGTCGAGCCGTGGTTAGACGTCCTATACCGCGTCACCCATCGGTCGCACCACGTCCACCAAATCCAAGGGTTCGACTTCCAGGGTGTGTGCAACCCACACGAAGCCGCCCAAGTGTGGCGCTATATCGCGGACACGCCGGGGTGGTGCTTGGGGCTGCTGGACTATCCTGGGGCTGCCAACGCCCTGGGGCGGTTACGCCGGCTCGGGCGGGTGGTAGCCGTCACCGCCCCGCTGGCCGAGTCCGACTTCTGGACGTTCGAACGAGCCCGCTGGTTGGGGCAGCGGGGGTTCCGAAAGGAAGATATCGTGTTCGCGAGCGACAAGTCGCTGGTCACCGGCGACGTGCTTATCGATGACGGCCAGCACAACATCGACGCATTTCAGGGCCCGGGGATGTTGATTGCCCGGCCGTGGAACCGTGGCACGCTGACCCTCGACCAAACAGTGGAGGCGTTGGGTGGTTAGCACGTTGTACTGCGACCTAGAAACATTCCTCATCGTACCTTGCCGAGCCGCCCCGCCAATCGTGTGCGGGTCGTTCGCTATCGATGACGAGGCGCCTTTCGTGCTCCATCGACGGGACCCCCGGTTTGAGGCGCTGCTACGGGTAGCGTTCACCACGAACACGCGCGTCGTCGCCCACAACGCACACGGGTTCGAAATCCCGGTATTCTTGGCGAACTTCCCCCGGTTCCGCAAGGCTATCTTCGCCAAGTTGCGCCGGGGGGAGTTCTCAGACACGCTCGTTCGCGAGAAGCTGTTGCGCATCGCAGAAGGCGACCCGCGCGAGGATTTCGGCCTCAATAGCTGCCTGGCGTACCACAACATCCCGATTCAGCTCGACAAGGGGTCGTACTGGCGCGGCCGATACGGCTTGCTGTGGGACAAGCCGGTAGACCAATGGGACCCTGGCGCAATCGACTACTCGTTAGGTGACACGGCCGTCCGGGATTTGTGGCTCGCCCAGGCGCGGCGCGGCGCCGAGTATTACGTCAACGAGGCTGCCCAGGTCGAAGCCGGCGTGGCGTTGGCGCTGTCGACGTGCTGGGGCATGCGCACCGACCCCGTGGCTGCCCAGCGGTTGTACGACCAAACCTTGGCGGACGTTGAGAAGGACAAGGCGTTGCTGGTCCGCGAAGGGTTGCTCCGGTTCGTCGGAGACAAACCAGTCAAGGACGTCCACGCCGCCCGCGCTCGCCTCGCCGATATCTGCACGGCCAAAGGTTGGGCTATTCCACGTGGCGACATTACCGAAAAGATGGCCGCTAAGGGTATCTTGGAAAGCAATATCCGGGTTGACGACGAAGCCTGTTACAAGTCAGACGACGCGGTACTTATCGCGTATACGAACTATGGCCAAGCCGGGACGCTGTTGAACAAGGTCAAACGGTTGCAGCACCCGGTCGTGCAAGCTTCGTACAACGTGTTGGTAGACACCGGACGCACATCGTGCCGCCAAGGCGAAGACCCTAAGCCCGGCGAGCCGTACACAGCGCACACAATCCAGGCCCAGAATCCCGCTCGCAAGGAAGGTATGCGGGAATGCATTGTCGCCCGAGACGGCCACGGGGTGTTGTCGTGCGACTTCGACACCCACGAACTTCGCGCCTGGGCGCAAGCGTGCATCGACCGGCTGGGGTTCTCCGAAATGGCCAAGGTGTTAGCGGACCCCAATCGAGACGTACACGTGGAGCTGGGCGCCGCCGTGTTCGGGTTGACGATACCCGAAGCCTACGCGCTCAAGAAAACAGACAAGGACAAGTACAAGGAACTGCGCCAGGTCGCAAAATCGTTGAACTTCGGGGGGCCGGGGGGTTTGGGCGCCAAGACCTTCGTGGAGTTCGCCCGTGCGCAGTACGGCATGTTCAAGGACACGACCGACGCAGCAGCGGAAGCCGAAGCGAACCGACTCATTCAGATTTGGAAGGAACGATGGCCCGAGGCTCAAGCGTACCTCGACTTCATCGGCGACCTGTTTCCGCGACGAGGTGCGTACGTGTCCGGGACGTTGGTGCGGTCCAAGCGCAAGCGCGGGCGCATGACGTACTGCCAGCGAGCTAACTTCGATTTCCAAGGCCCGGCGGCGGATTCAGCGAAGGCCGGGTTGGTGAAGTTTATGTATGCAGCGTACGACGACGAAACGTCCCCGGCGTATGGTTGCAGGTTGTTGGCCTATCTCCACGACGAGATTCTTGTTGAAGTCCCCCTGGACGGGCTACACGAGAAATCGTTCGCCATCCGCGACTTGTTCGTCGAGGGTGCCCAGCCTTTCTTCCCGGACGTGCCGATTACGTCTAGTCCGGCGGTGGGGTTGTGTTGGTCCAAGCGGGCCGGCGACCCGGTGTTTGTCGAGGGGCGGTTGGTCCCATATGAGTGGCCTGCCGAACGAAATACCAGAATGTTGGCCGCCTTGGGCGCGGAACGAAAGGACATTGCCGACTGGATGAGGCTCGCCGAAGCCATGGTTGACAGAATCCTGGTGTGCACAACCCAAGCAGCGGCGTAATCTTCTCCCTAGACCCAGGCCACAACGCCGGCTGGGCTCGGTGGCATGACGGCAGGTTGGTGGCGTGCGGGCTGGCGATGTCCGACGCCCGTGACCCCAACCGGCAAATCGCCGACCAACGCCGGGCCCTGACCGAAGCCGGCCGCCTACCGGAACACACCACGGTGTCAGAGATGGCTGTCTACCGTGGCCGCCGGGGCGGCATGACGCCCACCCAGCTCGCCCGGTTCAACGTCGTCGCTGGGGCCCTTGGGGACGTGTTCTACGCCCCCCACGAATGGAAGGGGATTACCGCCAAGGCGGTGTCCCATCCGGCCATCTGGGCGGCCCTGGACGCCGAAGAACGGGCCGTGGTGATCGCCTGGGCAACCAAGCGGCGGCTGGCGTTGGACTGCCCAGACGGGCTCGCCGGTAACGTGCTGGATTCTATCGGCATCGGCCTACACCACCTAGGTAGAACCACCGTTGACGTCCCGGCCTCGTTGGGCAAGAATGTCCGAAAGCGAGGTAAACGAAAGTGTCGCAAGGTAAAGTCGGCTACAACGGCCGCCAAAAGTTCATCGCCGTCCGGGAAGCGCTCCAGTCGTCGAACCCCGAAGTCGAGCTAGCCGGGCTGGCTGACAAGTTCGGGGCTACGGATGCATACATGGCATGCGTGGTCGGGGAAGTCAAGCGTTGGTTGAAGCTAAACGGGGTGGCGAAGTGATCAAGTTCCTACAGCGTGCGGTGGCGTTCTTGTTGGCCCGCGTGGCCGTGCCTGGGATAGTCGACTGGGCCAGCCGGGACACCGTCCCGTACCGGCCCCGACCCAAGCCCGCCACCGAAACCGTGTTGTCGTACGTCGATGTAGTCGTCGAGCACGCCGACCGACACCGCGTCACCGGTTGGTTCGTGATGGACATCGGCCCCAGGCTCACAGAAGTCCGATTCACGTACCGCGACGCCGACGAGTCTTTGGAACTCGACAAGACGGGGCTGGGCCTGGAACCTTTCTACGGGACGTTTTTGGTTGACGCCAAGGACGCCTATCAGGCTAGAATCGACATGTCAGCCACGATGAACTGAACCTGACGAAGGAGTCCCCACAGTGCCTAAGTTCGAAGTCGGTGACCGGGTCCGGGTGAACTACCGACCCAAGTACTACGCGACGCTCACCAAGCCGTGGTCGGCGACCGGGGTGGTGGTGAAGCACGGCATCACGATGTACTACGTGGAGCTGGACGCCCCGGTGGCCGAATACCCGCTCCCGGAGCTGTGGTGCTCGGTCGACGAGCTGACGGTGGCGCCATGACCTACGGCAAACAGAACGGCCGGTTGGTGGCCTGCAAGCAGTCGAAGTGGCACGGTTTCCACCCCGAACACGAACACTGCCCCGAATGCCCGCCGCCGTCGGAAAACAAACCAACCCACAACTACGGCTATTCGTGGGCGGACGTGTCTGCCTGGTACGGTATGGGATTCTTGTCCATCAACACTGTCAACCAGTTGTCAGATTGGCGACTGCGCAACGGCGAATCTTCCGGCGCCTTCCAAGAACTGCTGGACAAGGTGGCCCAACATCTGATTGACTTACGAGGCAACCCCATCAACGACCTGACCGAGGTGCCCATTGGCTGACGCAATCGAGACTGTCCTGGTGTACGCGACCGCCATATTCTTGGCGACGTGCTTCCCGTGGCCTGTGTACGTCATCTTCCTGATTTCGTACTACACGATTTATTTCGTCGTACAAGGGCGCGGGGCCGGCGGTGGTAAGCGATGATTCGCGAGGGGCACATCGTCACCGCTCACCACGCGGTATACACGCCTTCGGGGGACTGCTTTCAGCCCGTTCGCATCCCCGCCAACACGGCGTTGCGGGTTGTCGACATGGACATCGACAAGTACGGATTCGTGGTGTTCTGCGTGACGGTTCTAGACCGACCGTGGCTCAGGACTTGGGTGAACGAGCGCGCCTTAGTGCTCGTCGGGCAAGCTCATCCCGAGCCGGCAACGATTCCGCCCCCGTCCCCAGACGTCGCATAGCCGCCTGCTGCCCGACGGGGATAGCTTGGATATGTGGCCAGTCCCGCTTCGGCCAGTCGCCGCCACACGTGCAACCGAGCGCCTTGGCCTCGCGCACCAGTGCCTCGTAGAAGTCGCATCCTTCGTCGAAGCAATCCCATCCGTGCTCGTCACAGATGATGTCGGCTGCACAGCCATACATGTGGATGCTGTTGGCGATGCCCACCCCGAGCTTGGCGTATCGGTCGGCTTCGGCCTGAGTACGAAGTGTGTCCCGGACGCACGGCTTGTAGCGCAAGCCCAGCAGCCGGTGCCGGATGGCTTCGACGACCACCCGAAACGACGGCAACAGCAAGTTCGTGTCGTCTTCCTTGAAACGCATCGTCACACTCCAAACAAGGCGTCTAGGCGGCCGAGTTCCTTGGCCAAGCCGTCTTCGTCCTCAAGCGGCCATTCCTTCAACAGCCGATTGTAGTGGACCTGATGCGCCGCCTTGGCTTCCGCCTTGCGGTCGTCGCTCCAAGGCACGAACAGCTCCGCCATGACGTCTTCTAGCGGCACCAAGTCGTCGTCTACCATGCTTGCATATTGACACGCCTACCACCAACAGGCACCATCGTAGACATGAAACGGATGGTGCTGGCGGGCTTGGTGATGGTGGGCGGGTGCTGGCCGGCGACACCGCCCGTGACGATGGAAATCCACGTAAGTCCTTCGGTTTCGGCTGCGTATTGGGCGGCTATCGAAGACGGTGCCCGGTACTGGGAAGACCAGACCGGCGTCGAGTTCGTGACCGAAATCGTGTTCGAGTCGCCACGCACCACCACGTCAGCTGGGGTGGTGGTCATTGAGCAAGTCTCGGATTTGGGGGGCTTCGTAGCCCACGCGACGCCCGAGAACGGCGGGTGCCGGGTGCGGCTGACCGACAACCCACGCCACACCGACGTGGCGACCGTGGCCCACGAACTGGGGCACTGTCTGGGGCTGGACCACGTGGAGGACCGCAGGAACGTCATGTACGGCGTGCACTGGGTCGGGGCGGCGTACGAAGCCAACGACGAACAAATCGAGTACCTACGCGGATGGGTGCTCTGAATCAGCACCCGACGGCGGTCGCCAGCACCAGCAAAGGCAGCACGTACTTCAGCAGCAGTTGCCCCAGCGCTACGAACACCGGCACCAGCGCCATGGCCGCCTTGCCGAACAGCCGGGCGGCCCACACATCGCGTTCCAGGATGGTGATACGGCCGGTGATAGGCTCCACCATCTCGTGGACAGCTTCCAGGACCGCCAAACGGATGGCCTCTCGGCGATCTTTCTCCTGGTCCTTGTACTCTTCAATGCTAGCGTACAAGGTGTCTAGCTTCTGTTCCGTTTTCTTGGTCGACAATACGACATCGAGCAAGGTGTAGCCTCCCACGCTGGGGTTGCGCACAAAGCCTTCGGGTGTGTCTTCGTCGCGGGAGGCCATGGCCGTCAGAACTTCTTGAGTCGCTTGGCCGCCTCGTCCAGACCCTTCAGCGCAAGGTCGTCGGCGGTCTGGGTGTCCAGGACCGGACCTTTGCCCTTGGCGGCACGGCGCTTACGAATCCAGGTGCGGAGTGGCTTTTCCGTGCGGAAGAAGTCGATGAGCGCACCAACACCAACCGAAATCAGCTGTCGTGCAACCGGCTTCATGGCGCTACCTTATCCTGGCTACCCGTCGACGGGAGCAGTTCCTTGCCCAACAGCAGACCGGCGATGGTGCCAGCCACGGTCGAGAAGTCCGGGAAGTAGATACCGACAACCGCCAACACGGCCGCCACTACGGCCGCCACCAGCTTTGCATACTTTGGGTCGAGCTTTACCATTTGAACCTCGTTAGCCCTGCGAGGGCGCTTCTGAGCACTCTAACTCCAACCACCCGGCGTTGGCCCCGGACGAAATGAAGCAAAGGTGACTCGCGTTGGGCGGGACCCGGCGGTCCACCGACGTCTTGCTGAACACCGTCTTGCCAGCCTGGGCGTGTCCCGTGCCTAGCGCCGCCACCTGGTTCAGGACCACCGTAATAGCCGCCCCCGTCGTCGAGAACAGGTACTGGACGTCATCCAGCGAGTTCACCGTGACGTTCAGCCACTTGCCCCGCAAATCCGCCGGGATGGCGGTGTTCTGCGCTGACCCGGTGAGTAGGATACGCACCACACCTTTGAGCCCCGTGGTGCTGGTGGACCCGACCGGGTGGGCCACTAACGCGGCGGATTCCTGTGCCTGTGACGACATACCCGAACAGTAGCCTAACGCCTACGCTTGAGGGCCGCGGCGGCTTCGCGGTTGCGCTGGGCCACACGCTCGCGCTCCAAATCGGCTTCGGTCTTGGGCGGCGCGGCCGGCTTGGCTAGGAAGGACTTGTGTATTCTCCACCCGTACGTGCACGCACATGAAATGTGGTTCGGGAATCCCTTGTGCTCCAAGTTCTTCTCTTCCGTAGCCCAAGGAAGGCCAGCCCATTCGGAACACAGCGGGGCGGCGTGTGGGAGGTGTGCCTTTATCTTTCCTGTCCGCATGTCGGAGTTGAAAAGGCCGATAGCTTCAAGCTTTCCGGTTTTGATGGCAGCCATCAGTGGACCACCTGCCTGGTTACCGTACCGGGCGTTGAACTCCTGTTGCACCAACTTCCCCTGGCCTCCTACATCCACCACCGTTCGCTGCGGTCGATAGCGGTCGCGGGCTTCTTTGATTAGGTCAGCCTGCTCGCCTGCCAGCAAACCCTCCTTGGCGTAGGCGTAAAGAACGAAAATATCCTGCGAGTGCGGGGGGCTACCAAGAGCCACCACAGCAAATGCGTCCGTGTATCCAATATCAGCGGCAACGGTAGTCAGCCAGTCTTGGCGAATCCACTCGTCTAACGACAACCCGTCTGGGGGGCTGGGAAGTTCGGTGCAAGTATTCCTACGCTCATCAAAAGCGTACACGAGCGCTGATTCATCTACCGACCAACGCCCCAGGTACTCACGCTGGTAGGTGTGGTCTTCTTCTGCCCACCCGTTGGCTTCGCGGATTTCCTTTAGCGCGTTTTGTACATCGGGGATGTGTGGATTGTCGGCCAGAGTCCAGGACTCCCCTCGCCAACCGGGTTTTTGATTGCTTACCACCTCGTACCAGAAGCCGCGACGAACGTAACCCGGCGTACCAGCCAACACAATCTTGCCTCGCGTGTCAACGCACCCCGGCTCCAGGCAGTCGATTACCAAACGCTCTAGGTTCTCTTCATACGTTGCGGCTTCGTCCAGGAACGCCAACCGATACCGGCTACCGCGTGTCTTCTCCACTGCGTTTGCATCGTCAACACCAAGAAGAATGAACACACCACCACTAGGTGTGATGATTTGTCCAATATGTGCCGACATCTTCCAGCCGAGACCGTATTCTGCGTCAATCTTTTCCAGGATTGACCAGATAATGTTGCGCGCGCGCTGCAGGGTACGAGCAGCGAACAGCACGAAATCGTTGTGTTTTGCGCGCAACAGCTCAATAGCTATCATCCGCGCCGCCAGTTCGGATTTCCCCGCTCGTCTACTGCAACATAAAGCTAGGCGACGATAGGGCGCGTCGAGCGCCCTTAGTTGCAAGTCGAACAGTTCCGACCGCAGCGCCGCGATCACCGCGTCTTTGAACTCGGGGGTGTCGCGGCGCTTTGCCAGCTCTTCTGCGGCCCTACGTTGCAGTTCTCGGCGTGCGTCGACGGAAGTCAGTACCACGCCAGTAAGGTAGCCCGCCCCGCGACATCACTGCCCGGCGGCGATGCGGTCGGCGCGCGTGGCCGCCGTGTTGTTGAAGTCCATCGACAACCGCATCGGGGCGCGCGGGGTCACGCCGTCCGCGCCGTTCGCCCCCTGGCCCTGGGGCCGGCCTTGGTCTTCCGCCCCGGCCGTCGCCGCCTGTGCCCGGCGCTGGATTTCGGCGATACGTTCCAGGGCCGGCGTGGTGGGCTCCCCGAGCACCTGGGCGATGTACCTTCGATGCCTTGGCGACCGAGGCAGGTCCTTGGTAGCTTCGATTTCCTCGCGGATGGCTTGCTGCAACCGCTGCCACTGCGACGGGTACAGCGTTCGCACAGCGTCCATGTCCTCCTTGAAGCCCTTGCCTTCGGCGATACGGGCGATAGCGGCGACCGGGCGCTTGACGGCGTTCAGCGTACGGTCGAGCGCTTGCGCCGCCGCGCGGGGCTGGTAGGGCGACCCGGCGAACATGGTGGTAGAAATCGGCTGTGGGAGCTTGGACAGGATGTAGTCCCGCTCGGCGAACTTGTGCGTCACCATGGCTTCCGCGACGGGTTGAGCCACGGCGTTCACCGGGGTTACTTCCTGCACCAACCGCGCCATAGCCGGCGTACCGACCTGCTGCAGTTCTCGGGCTTCCTGGATGGCCTCGTCACGCTCCTTCGGTGACAGCATCTGGTCGAGGGGTTTGGGGGCGAACCGAGCCGCCGCGCCGCTGGCCTTTTCACCGCCGCGTGCGATTTTCAGCGCAGCGTCGCGGATAGCGAAGTCCATCCGGCCCCGGTACTTGCCCAGCGATCCAAACAGCCAGCGCGCGGACACCAACGCGGTGCCCACAGCAGCCAACGGGCCTATACCGTCACCTTGCCCCGCGAGCCAAGCGCCGCCCATAGCACCTATCGCCGCGCCGGCTGTGGACAGCGTGGATAGGTTGGTCAGCAACTGCCGCCCGGCCGCGGCGTCACGGCGAACCATGGCGGTGTTGTCAAGGATGTCCTCGAGTTGGGTGGTTAGCTTGGCAGTTTCATCGGCCAGGTCTTTGGTTGCAGGCGCCTGGCCCCATGCTTCCGCGCGGGTTTTCATGTCAGCGAGCTTCGCCCGACGCCAGGTGCGAATGGCTTCTTCCGCGGATTCGGCGGGTTGCTCCCCGATTTGGGACAGCAAACCTTGCACAGCCGCCGAATCAGCCTGCATCTTGGGCTTCAGCTTGCCCGCTTGCTGAGTCGAGCCAACGTGGAACATCGGCCGGAGCTTGCTGTTCTGCGCCGCCGCGATAGCCGTCGACCAGTTAGGATTGGCGAGCTTTTGTGCTTCGGCCAGTTTACCAAAAATAGACGTGTTCTCTAGGAACTGCTGAGGGATTTTGTACAGCCCCAACCCCAACGCTTCCGTACCCGACGACAAGTCGCGGCGGGTGAGCAGTTCGGCGATGGCCGACTTTACGCCTTGGTCGGTGGCGTTGTACATGCCCTCGTAATCACCACGACGGGCAGCGTCGTACGCAATGCGCTCGTAGTCGTCGATACGGCTGGCTAGCTGTGACACACCCGGTATGTCCAGCTCCGACACACCCTTGCGGTACTCAGCAATCGTCGATTTCAAGGCTTGGAACATGCCCCGCGTTTCGACCTCGACCTTGGTCAACCGACGGGGCTGGCCGATACGCTCGACCGTGCCCAAGGCTTGGGTGGCCTCGTCGGCTTGGCGCACCAGCGCATCCCGCTCTTTCGTCAGCGACGCGAACTGCGCCTCAGCCGCCGCGAGCGTCTGCTTACGCTGGGCCACGGCGGCTTTGGCAGCGGTGGCGGCTTCTGACTGAGCCGCCTTGCCGGCGGTTTTCTGTACCGCCAGAAGCTTTTGGAGTTCTTGGTCAGCCTTGCGCAGGGCAGATTGCTTGGCCTTGATTTCCGGGTTAGCCTTGGTCTTGGCGCCCGCTTTGGGCTTCGGCACCGTGGCCGTGGTGGCGTCTAGCTCCGCTTTGGCGGCGTCAACGGCGCGGCGTGCCTCTGCTACCGCTCCGTCGTCGACGGCCCCCACAGCAGGCTTGCGGGCGGCCTGGGCGGCGTTGTACTCGGATAGTGCGTTGTCGTAGTCCGCCTTCGCCGCCGCCAAGCCCGATTGGACTTCCTTGACGCGCAAATCATGGGCTTCCAATGACTTGGTGGCATCATCGGCAAGCTTGTTTGCTTCCGACCACTTCGCCGCCTTCGCAACGTCGACCTCATCCAGCATGTCCGTGGGCGTAAGGTCGATTTCGCCTGCTGCAGCGGCCTGATTGGCTGCGCGCTTGGCTGCGATACCCGCCGTATCGTCGAACTGGTTGTCGATTTCGTTCAAGCGGTCGAGGATTTCGCGTGCTCGGCGCGACCCAGCTTCGACCGCTTCCTGCTCGCCGCCGGTGACCGCCTGCTGCATGTCACCAAGCTTGGCAACGATGCCGCGCTGTGGTTCGGGCACTTGGGCCGCGTGGATAGGTCGGGTTGAGACTTCCTTGAGCGCATCATCCAGGGTGATAGCGCGCTCAGCCGGTACCACCGGCCGTGGCGGCGCAATCGGGATGGCTTCCCCAGCCGAACGAGCCGCACGGATAACCCCTTCCCCTAGACCAAAAAAACCGCCGACAGCGCCGCCTAGGAGCATTCCCTGGGCCGCCGCACCTGCAACATCGCCGACGTACTCCGCAGGCTTGGCCAGGATGTCGGCGGCTTCCTGCCCGGCTCGGTCGACGGCTGCACCGATGCCGCCTTCCAGCGCCCCCGCTGCAGCACGACCGGCGACTGTGGTAGCCACCTTCGACAGCGCCGTCTTTGCGACTTGATCGCCGATGATACGCCCAGCCACGGCGGTAGATAGACGGTCCAGCGCCGCCGCTGGGGCCGCGCGGGCTACCCCAGCCAGCGCGGTACCGCCGCCAGACAGCAGCGTCGGCGCCGCCGCACCCAACAACCCCCACGCGTACCGTTCGGCGCCTAGTCCTTCTTGTCGCGCCGCCCGGTCGTCTACGGATTGCTGGTACCCTTTGGCGAAGTTGGACTGCTCGTCGAGCCCCGCATCCAAGCCGGGCCCAGCGGCACGGGGGCCTTGGTATCCGGCAAGTTCCGAAGCCGCACCGACGCCTAAGTTGGCGGCGATGTCGGAGGCGTTGATAGTAAACTGACCGGCAAACGCTTCGGCACGGGACAGCACCCCACCAAGCACCCCGCCACCTTGGAGCACGTCGGGTTCGGCAGGTTCGGTTGCGGGCGCCGAAAGATACTGGGCTTCCAAGGCGTCTAGATCGGACATCGACGGCGCGGGGGGCGCCGCCGGCTGTCCTAAGACTTGGCTCTCCAGTGCGTCGAGGTCGGCCGTGGTAGTATCGTTCGGCTTAGTAGGCGGGGCCATCTTCGCCTAGGATAGCACTAGTCCTGGATTTTGTAGGCCCCGGCCGGCGCGGCTTTGATAAGCGCGGTTGCACGGCTTCTGGGAACGTCGAGCGTCTTGCCATCGGCGCGGATGACGCGCACAGTTGGCTCCTGCCCACCGTTTGCCGATGCCTGTGCGGCACGAACCTTGCTGGCTGCTTGCTGAATGCGACCTTGTCGGTCTAGCGCTGCAGCCGCCGTCAGGAGGTCGCGCAGCCCTTGTGCACGGACTTGCGGGTCACCGCTGTTCACCGGCAAGGCTTCGAACTTGTTTTCGATCTCGTGGACAGGAATGTTTGCGCCGGACTCCGCACGGAGCACCCCCAAGCCGAGCGCCTTGATGTCTGCACGCTGTTGCAGTGTTTGCTCGCTCCGAAATAGGTCAGGCAGCCACGTCTCTTTCGTGGCCCCCCGGTTCACTTCATCCCCTCGCGCTACAATAGACTGTAGACGCTGATACGCCGGGACAAAACCGGACACGATGGCGTCAGCTTTGTAGTCCCCCTCGGTCATTGGCTTGTCAGTCGTACCTTTTTGCGCGTCCCGGAGCTTTTTAGTGGCGTCGGCCTGGGCCGCCGTGGCCTCGGCCTGCGTCTTTCCGATGTCCGCGACGGTCTTCTCGACGTCCATCGTTTTCTTGGCGACGTCGGCCGTCTGGCCCTGGGTTTTCCGCACGTCGCGCAAGACGTCCTGTCCGACCTGGCCGTTGGCCGCCGCGATAGCGTCCTGCTCCTCAGCGGACTTGGCGGAACCGATGGCGTTGTAAATCTGGGCACGGCGGCGAGCAGCGGCGGCCTGGGCACGGGACTTCAGCTCTGCAGCCGAAAACACCCGCTTCGCTTCGTTGATTGCTAGGTCTGCTGCTACCACCTGGTCGGCTGTTTTGGCCTGGGCTTTTGCCGCCTCAGCTGCCGAGATGATTTCAACCGCCGAAGCCTTGGCCAGTTCCGCTTCGGCTGTTTCGCGGTTTTTGCCCTGCAACTCGTTGATATTGATGAGCTTCCCCATCCCTTCCATGCCGGCTTGGTTGGAAGCTATTTCACCTTGCCACTTTTTCATTCGCTGGTTGACGATTTGACCCAACCCAGAAATAGCAGCCGCACCTTGCGCCTTACCTGACAGGGCAGCCAGTGTGGAAATAAGACCGAAGACCATACCCACGGTGTCCTTGGGTGGGTTGGCCATCTTTTCTTTCATGGACGCCAGTTCGGCTTCCATTTGCTTGCGATACTCGTCACCTGTTTCGCGTGTGGTGTCGGCCGTATCCCGCTGACGCCCCAGCGACTCAGCACCCACTTCAGCACGCTTGCTTTCTATGGCCTGCTGTTGCGTCAAAGAGGCATCTTTGATATCTCGCTGCTCCTGCAGCAGTTCGATATCGCGCGACTTGGTAGCAGCCACGTCGCCCTGAAGCGCACGTGTCGACTTGGATAAGTCCAGCGGTAAGTTCTCCACCGCGCCCACCGACCCCGTAACCTGGGCAGGGGCAGATGATGGCGCTTGCTCGGGCGCGGGCTGTGGTGAAGGTTGGCGAGGGGTCTTGACCGTAACCGTAACCTCCCCTTCGCGGGGGGCAGGCTCTTGTGGGGCAGTGGTCTGTGGGGGCGTTGTTACTTGCGCCGCCGGTGGGAGTTTGTCGGGGTCCTGCGGAATCGGCTGATCGGGTAACTTGTCCGGCGGCGGGGGGTATGCCCCCGCGGGGGCGTAGTCTACCGGAGCCGCCGGGGCACCAAACCAATCGGCCGATGAGCCGGTTTTCTGTAGCGCCAACTTGACCGCTTTTGGGTCGGCGAAAGTAGCCACGTTCAACTCCCCATCTTCCCGACTGACTGGATTCCCTGCACACCGCCCATGTAGTCACCGCCCCAAAACGACAGTACAGAGCCGATGAGCGTCCCCACCCTCGCCATGTTGTCGTCCCCGGCTTCTTTCGCGGCGTCGAGTTCTTTTACCTTGCTGGCGTAGTCCTGAATCTTACCCAACCCCTCTTTGCTCGTTTGGTTAGCGTGCTCGGCCGTGGTAGCGGCCGCGCTGGCCGTTGCCGGCGTGGCTTGCACGGGGGGTTGTGGCGCTGGTAGGGTCGGCTGCTGAACAACCGGCGCCTGCACATCCATGGCAGGTGGGGCGACTGGGGGAGGTGTGTTTGGTACCATCCCATTCTCATCAACACGGAACTGCGACCCGGTTTTACCGAGCGCCTGGTTCACTGCGTTAGGGTTGCCGTACGACCACATTAGTGACCGATGCCTTTCTGACCGGAGCCACGAAGGTCCATGGGGTCGAATATCGAGGACAGTCCGGTGTTCACCCAATCCATGACGCCCTTCACCTTGGGGGCTCTGGCTTGCTGTGCGCCGTACTGCGCGCCGATGAGGTTCGACGAGTAGTCGAGTTCCTGTGACTGGTTAGACAACGCCGCGTTCTGCTGCTGTTGCCCCGCCGTGAGATTCTGCCCAAGCAACCCCAACTGACGCTGACTGGCGATTTCCTGTGCCCGCTGCTGCAGTTGCAACGCTTGCGCTTGCGCTTGCTGCTGCTGGACAGCTGGATTATACTGCAGCTCCGCCTGCTGCCCAGCCACCTGCAACCCTGTCGCTGCACGCTGCTGTGCTGCCTGGGCTAGTTGGTCTGCGTTCGCGCCCGCGAAACCGAGCTGGGCTTGGCGCTCTGCACCAGCAGTCGACATCCGCAACTGGCTGGCGTAGTCGGCTTCGGTCAGGTCTTGCTGGCGCTGCTGCTGTGCCGCTGCGAAACGTAGCTGGGCAGCCAAGTCGTTCTGCTGCAACTGGTTCTGGACCAGCGCGTCAGACGCACCCTGCCCGGCCCCAGCGAGCGCCGCCTGCATGGCCAACGCTGACCCTTCGCCCTGTCCGGCGGCTAGTCCCATGGCCTGCCGGTTCAGCATACCGGCGTTGGCCCCGAGCTGCTGTTGTGCGCTCTGGGCGTTCTGCAACAGCGCGGCGTCGGTCAACGCACCAATAGACGGCGTGCCGGCAATCTGCGCGGTGCGCTGCTGTAGTACGTTCTCAGCAGTCCCCGTGAGCCGATTCGTGTTCAGCGCGCTGTTCCGCGTGTCGACTGCTTGCTGCGCCCCAATGTTGAACTCGTTTTGTGCGACCTGCCCGGCGTTGCCGATTGTTTGGCGTGCGTCGCGAGCCGACAACCCTATTTCCCCGATAGAGTCCTGGTTCCTGTCGCTGGCCTGTCGACTCTCTACTAAGGTGTTGTCGTATATCAAACCAGATTTCTTTGACTCAGCGCGAACCTGCGCTCGGTCCTTTTCGGCCGAAGCGTACGTCTCGTTTACTCGTGCTCTGGACCCCGTACGTGCATCCTTGGCCTCTTTTACAAGGAGCTTTTCCTCGTCAGGCGACCCCCCGAGATACTTCGCGTTCGCTGCCCGAGCCCTTTTGTCACGACGCTTCTCCCGGCGCTTCTCTCGCCGACGCTCACGTCTTTCGCCGCCCCTGGTTCCGATAGACCACGCCATGTCGGTATCCTACACCACCTGGCTACTTCTCGGCCCCCTGCTTGAACGCTTCGGCGTAGAACGGCGCTTCAACCGCGTATTGCACCGTCAGCGACCTCGGCTGAACACCCGTCGTCCCGCTGACACTATCCGACACCTGGATGCGGATGGCCCGGCAACACTGGGTAGTTGGCTCCAACGACACCGTGTACTTGCCGTCGACGGCGATAGCAGCCAGCTCCCCGGAAGTCCACGTGATTTGGCTGCTAGCCGTGGTCTCGTAATCCATGAACAACTTGACCGTCAGCGAGTGCGCCCCCGCGATTTGGCCGTTGAACGCCACCTTGCGCACGATGACGTGGTCCTGGAAGTCGCCGCCGAGTAGCAACCACCCGGTATCCCATCGTGCCGATGCCGCAGTGCTGGTGGTCGCCGCGTCGATGCGGTGCACGTACGTCGTTGAGTCCGACCGTACCAGCACCGCATTGGCGTCGTGCGGTACTGACACAGCCATCTTGGTCCCGTAGGCCCACGTCGCCGAGTCCCAAGTGGTCCAACGGTCCAGCGAGTAGTTGTACACGTACACCTTGGCCGAGTTCCGCTCAAAGAACAGCGCCTCGTCTTGGTTACGGAGCAGCACCGCGCTGGAGATGTCCGACACCTGGAAGTTGGTGATTTGTTGTACGCCGCCAGACCAGCGCACCAGGTAATCCCCGTTCTGCCAGAAGATACCTACGGGGGTGTAGAGCACGGAGTACGTGTTGGTGCACCCGACGTCGGACATGCGCACCGGGTCATTGAACCCTTGTGTGTCGCCGATGACGTTCGACGGCCCGCCGCCGGAAACACCATACACCCCGTACTTGGTGAGCAAGATGGGTTGCCCTTGCCAGTCGCGCACGGCCATGATATCCCCGGCGCCGGCCGGTAGGATGACTTCCAGCGCAGGGTCCCACTCGTACCCTACGCCGGACACCCGCAACTTGGAATACACCACTCGGCTGCGCACTTCGGCATCCACACCCCACAGTCGAGACCCAATGGCCCAGATATCATGGAGCGGGGGCGGGGGTTGGGGTAGGCGCGCTTGTCCGGCGGTGCCGTCGGAATACAACTGCGCCCCCCCTACCGCGGGGGCTGACGACGCCCCGAAAAGGATGTACTCGTTATAATCCGTGTACGCCCAAGGCTGTGCGTACATCGCGGTTCCGTTCGCCACCGACACGTAGGCCACGGCTGTCATCTTCCGTGCCATGGTTTCCACGAAAAACACGTTGTTGCGGGCCAGGGACGCATAAACCTGGCCTTTTTGCACGCCCCCCGCCGTGGTTATGGTTTGCACCGGAGACACGTAGCTTCGGTGCACATCCCCAGCAGCATCCGCCCAGTGCACGACGACACACACCTTGTACACGCCGTCGGGCCACACCGGCGCTGCTCCGCCGGCCACGACATCCGCCTTGCAGTGCGGGGCGTGGAACGGCGCGCCTTCTTCCACTATCGACGTACCGTCCCACTGCACGGGGCACGCGGCGGCAACGTGCGTCACACCAACGCGGTCGTAGGCCAGCGGGGGCTGTTGGGCGCTGGTGTCGATTTCAGTGAACTTTGCGACGTACCCACCGAACTCGACGATAGACCCCGTCCCGCCGTTTTTGAGGTAACACGCCAGGATTTTGTTGGTGGCCGTCGGGATTAGCCCCTTCGATGACAGAATATTTACGTTTCTGATCGCAGGGTTCTGCGCTGACCCGTGGATCACCCCGTACCGGGCCACGGGGGCCAACTTCGGCAGGTTGTTGGTCGTCAACGACAGCAACCACAGCGTTATGCCTTGGTCGGCGACGTAGTCCGGGTCAAGCGGGCCGGCGTTCCCCGTCGAGTACGACCGGCTGGTGGCAATCAGCGGGTAGTATTCGTCCGTACCCTTGTTCCACGTCGTAGCGTGGCTAGCCAACCAAGCGCTCGTTAGCCGGTAGCTGACCCCCGCTCCACCCGTGATAGGGTAGGCGGTGACCGAGACGTGGTTCGAGTACCCCGATGCCGGCGTCGAGAAGTCAATGGCGTTGGGGTCGTACCTCATAACCACCGCGTACTTACCCGACGCCGACCCCCCTTGGTAGAAGGCCACGGACACCGGCCCGTATCCCACATCAGTAGCGGTCCACGACGCCACCAACCCCGTCGTGTAGGCGACGATGCGGCTGGTGCCGAGGAACTGTGACGAGTAGACTACACAAACCTTGCCGGCGTCCGAAAACGGGCTGTACGCAATGGCTGTGTTAGGTGCAGACCCGTTCAGAGCGTTACCGTAGTCTACTGTCGTAAATGCGCCGGTGGAGTAGTGGATTTTCCACACTCGACCGTCGTTCACTGAAGCGGGCGAGCACGACGCTAGGTATGCGTACGTACTGCCATCAGAAGTGATGTCGAAACACACGTCGGCCAGCACCTGCGAGAAAATCGTGGCGCCAAGGAACAGGTAGCTGTTGGAAATCGTGACTACTTTGCCGACGACGTTGGTGGAGTCGAAGTACCAAATGCGGACTAGCCCCGCCCCGTGGACCGTGACACCGCACCACGGTGAAGACGGTGTGGTGAAGCTCGCCAGTTCGGTTGGCTGCACCACAGCGCTGCCCGTCGCCGTGTCTAGGACGTATGCGTACAGCGTCACCTGGCTTGAAGATGACTGAGAGTTGACTAGGTAGACAACCCACACGTACCCAGTACCCGGGTCGTACGCCATCGACGGCTCGATACGCGCGTGGACTTCGGGCGACTGCAGGGCGGACAACCGGAAAGGCAACCACGGCGGCTGGTAGCTCAGCGCGTTGCCAGCCGTCACACGGCCTGCGTCTGCAATGCGCCGGTGACCCGTCGCAGGGCCGAAGGCAAGCAACGTTGACTTACCTCGCTCGGCAGGAACGATGCCGTAACAAGCATCCGAGACAGCAACGTTGTACGCCTGGTTGAACTGAGGACTGCGCGTACAAGTGCCCCTGTTTACGGACAATCTGGTGTTCGCCGACTCCCGCAACGTCGGCACCGTCCCCTGTCCGACCACAGGCGAGATGTATTCAGGGTCGGTTCGTGAGTCCTGTGTACCGGTCAACAGGATGGACAGTTTCTGGTCAGGCGTCGGCATCTAGAACACCCACAAGGTGAACGTTTGGTCAGCTACGGGGGCAGCCGCCGCCCGTACCGTAATCGTGTTGGCGTTGGTGGGGGCGTCTACTGACAACCCCAAGTACCCGCCCGCGCCAGTGGACACGTGCAATCCGCCCGCTGGTACGCGCTGCAAGCTGTGCTGCACGGTGGCCGTTGTGGCACCTGCCAGCATCGTACCAGTCACCAGGGCCCCTCGCCAGATGGTACTAGCCAACAACGTGGTCAGCACGTTGGCTAGCCCCGTGACGTCGTAACGCAAGCGACGTAGCAGGTCTTCGAACACGGTCAGATACCCCGGCGCCAGTTATCTTTGATGAGTCGCTGCCAGGGTTTGTTTCGGACGTCCCGAACCGTGGTCACGGTGTTAGTGTCGCGCCGACGGCCAGTTGAGAAAAGGTTTGCTTCGAGCATCGCCTTTTCCTGTACGAACAGCGAATAGTCCCGCTGCTTGGCCATCAGCACCTTGCACGCGACGTCGAGGGTGAGCCAGCGGTCGACGTCCAAACGGGACACAAACGACGTAGCGCCGGTGAGGTCCGTGTGGTTGGTGTAGAACACCACCAAGGTCTGGGCGTCCAACGGGGCCGGGTACAGCGCGACGGTGTTGCCTTCCAGCCGGTACCTGGGGGTGGTTTGGCCCCAATCCTCGGTCACCGTGTCCACGGTGGTTTCCAGGTCGTCAACCCCAGCCGACTCCAGTAGGCGGTAGTCGTTCGCCGTCTTGGCCCATAGCACCGAGTGCACCTCACCACAATCGGTCGGCAACGACACCAAGTTGAATCCCGGCACCGTCGTCAACTGGGCTGTAACGAGGTAATCGAGGTCGGCTCCACACTTCTGCCGGTACAGCGCCGAAATCGCCCGAGCCGACTGGACTAGCCAGTAGGTCACCTGGGCGGCCGTCGTGTTAGTCGTGGTGGTGAATGTGGGGACGTTGCACAGCTTGGCGATATCTGCGGTTATGCTGGCTACGGTGAACGAGGTCGCCATGCAGCCAGCATAGCAGTATCACCACACTTCGGAATCTTCCGACGGCTTCCCAGTGGGCTCTTCTTCCGCTTCGTCCTCTTCCGAGTCGCAGCAGGCGAGCATCTCCTTGAAAGCGGCCACACCCGCCTCGGCGTCGTCGTCCTTCAACGCCTTGCGAAAAGCGGAGAACGCCATGGCGGCGGCTTCGTCGTCGCCTCCCATGTCCATGTCGCCCTTGCCGCCGGCGCCGTGCTTGCCGCCGCCCAGGCCGATGAGCAAGGAAAACCCCTTCTTCTTGTCCATCAGTAGCCCACCGCGTAGAAGACTACCGTAATGGAGTCGACCGTATCCGACGCCGCCGGTCCGGTAGCCACATCCGCGAACGCGCATGACTTGTGGCTAATGTCGATGGTGGACGCTGACTCGTCAATGGCCTCCACGCGCACAAAGTGGTACAGCGTGGTGTCGTTCTCGTTGTAGGACACCACGGCGATGAAGCCCTGGTGCTTGCCCGTCAGCGTGATGCGGTAAAGCCCCGCGCCGCCGTTGCGGGCTACCGACTTCACACCAAAGCGGTGCTGGATGGTGGGCGTCGCTCCCGGAACGAAACGAACTGCGCCGAGCACGGCGCCGCTGCCGTACCCTTTGATGCCGCCTGCAAAATCTGCAATCATGACCGTGCTCCCTATACCTTGCCAGCCAGGGCTATTCCCGACTACAAGGTATGTAGCTCAGTCAAGGGCTGAGAAGCCTTTCGAAGCGGGGCAGGAGTACCACCCGGTCGGAGGCGTCGAAGTCCCCCAACCAAGCCCCCAATGCCTCCCGAACAGTGTCCAAGGTTGACAGCAGCGTCCGATTAGTCGCCGTCACCATCCCCCCGTCGTGCATGATGGTAGCGCACCAACTGCCCGCGCCAGGGTCGAAGTGCATATTTACGACGTACTCCATACCGTACACAATACGGTCACACGGGGCCGTTTGTCACGCATTCTTTTGCCACACCTTCGTGGGGGCGTTGTCGAAATCCTCCCAATCTAGCGCAATCAATACGCTTTCTGCCATTGTGTTGCCTGGGGCGTGTGCTTCCGCTTGTCGCATGGCGGCCAAGAACGGGTCGTTGGCTTCCAAAAACGCCACAAGCTCTTCGTCGGTGAGTGTAGGTGTGTTCGCCATGGCTAAATAGAACCACGGCTGCGTGGTGGGCGTCTACAGCCCCGCGAGTAGAAAAGCAAACGGCCGCCCGGTTGCCCAGACGGCCGCTGACGTTGACGAGTCGACTATCAAGCAGGGAGCTTGATGCGTCCCAGGCGGTTCACCCGGTTGCACACCAGGTTGCCGTCGAGCACCATCGAGTACTCAAGAACATCCGTGGTGCGGGTCAGGTTGAACTTCTTGCCGTCCGTGTCCTGCAGCTTGGGCTGCGAACCGCACGTCGCCAGATACGCCGCGTCGCGCGGTACCCGGAACGTGTAGCCAACCGGACAGTGGCGGTCCTTCACGATCGTGTTACCGAGGACCTGGATGGCCTTGACTCCCACGTTGTAGGTGGTGTCGAGCTTGGTGTCGACAATCTTCACCTGCTCCACCGACATGACGAACTTGTTGAAGTCCGCCGGGTTCATGAACCAGGGGGCGGCGTCGTCCCACTCACCGCCAAGCTGTCCCTCAGCGTAGGCGAAGCCCTGCAGCATCGCCTGGTGAATCTGGTAGTTAGAACCGTCGTAGTACACACCAGCGAGGCGGGTACGGTAGACGGTCTGGTCAACACCGAGGAACGACGCCGAGGGGGTCACAGGGACCCAGCCGTCAAGGCCGTCAAACGCCAGGTCGATAAAGTCCGCGCGGATGAGCGTGTCGCCAACGGCGAGCGCGGCGATGGTGGTAGTCCAGTTCGTGGAACCAGTGAGCGTGCCAGCCGACGGGTCGACCTTGGTCAACAGCACCGCTGCGCCCGAGTTGCGGACGGTCCCGGTAGCCGTGTCGAACGCGGACACGTACATGCCAGGCTCGAAGAACTGGGTATCCTCCTTGTTTGCGAGGGTCAGCGTCACCGTGGAAGGCGCCGTGGTTCCGTGAACCAGCGCACGGCCGGCCTTGTTCGCGCCATACAGACGCTGGTTGATCTCGTCTCCGAACGTGGCCGTCGTGCCGTCGATTTCGGCCTGGAACGAGTCCATGAACTGGCCAGCGTCCGACGCCTGAAGCGCGTTGCGGATGACAACGCCATCAAGTGCGCCGTATGCGTACATGTGGCGCTGGGGGACCTCGAACTGCTCACCCTTGCGGCTACCGTACCGAGCCGCCGCCGTAGCGGCCGTCGGGCCGAGGCCCTGGTTGTTCGAAATCGGCACCGGAATGCGGATGGTGCCAGCGTTGGCGCTGGCGAAATCGGTCTTGTGCTCAAGGTGGGCGAGCAGCGGGTTCTTGGAAACAAGGGCTTCCTTGTCGAGCCCCTTGCCATACAGCTGCTTCGCGAGCCACTCTACATCGGTCGTTGAAGTTGCCACGATTACTATCCTCTGGTCGAAAAACTTGTGTCGTTACGAGACGTTGGTGTTTTCCGCTGGTTGGATAGCTTGCCCGCTGGTCGGCTCGTCGCTTAGCTCGCGTCCGGTGCTGGTTGGGTCACGTGGTACCGATGGCCGTCGGTACGCTAGCTGGGTGACCCGCCCACGCAGGCGGACATCAGGATTATGAAACATCCACAAAAAACAGGCCCGCGTCGGGGACTCAAACGCCTACGTATCCTGTGGAATAGGGGACAAGCTCACAACTTTCCCATTGTGCCGTTAGGGTCTTCGATGCCGCGCCGTTGATTGTTCCACCCCCGGATACAGTCAACGTCACCGTGTTTGCCAACACATTATCGAGTCGTACAAACTTGAACGTTTTGTTGTAACCAGGTGCGCTCGGTAGCACCACGGCGACGTTGCCGTCAGCAGCAGAGATGAGATTGACACCGCCTACGGCGGCCCACGTGCCTGGTGAGAAGTGTGTTGTAAAAAGAGGGTCGACCACAGTATTACGCAAGTGCTGTATGTGCGTAGCGTACTTCGCGTACTCGATATTTCTTGTGGGGAATGACATTTCCACGAGGTTGACGGGGTCGTAGAAAGAGGGTATGTCTTGGTCCGACACAAAAGGGCAACCGGTGCTCTCCACCAAGTAGCCGTCTGTCACTTGTGTGACCGGGTTACCCCACGTGCCGCTGGATAGGAAAAACCGTACTGCCGCCCCCAGACGCCCGGTAAGTCGGTTAGAGCCAGACGATGCCACCGACACAAACTTCATGGCGCGGGCGACCACAGGAAGGCTGTGGATGATGGATGTCCCCTCCAGCAGGGAGAAAAAGCTCTCTGCGTTGAACTTCAAACCGTAGCCGGTGAACTCTTCTATGTTCGAGTTGACGATAGTTGGCCGGCAGAAGTTGGACCCACCGCGCTCCCCAAACTCCATTACCGCCACGCGCGGGGCCTTATACCCAGGGGGTTTGGTGTAGTACGACATATAGAGACCGTTGTACGCATCCACGAAGGGACTGCCTCGCTCAATGTACAACCCCGCTCTATCCGCTGCTGGCTCCCCGCCAGCACAGTTGACGAAAGATATCGCCTCGCCGCCTACCATCGACAAGTTGTCTCCGGCAGTTGCACGTATCTCAACTGTCTTGAACTCTGATTCGTAGCTCTGAACCGAGAAACGAACTCCGCACCCGGCCGTACGGGCGATAAACAAGTCGCGGAATCTACAAGCCCATACACCGTTGATTATTGTGTGTACGTATATGCCGTGCTTCGTTTGGTTGGTGGGCGGCACTACTTCTGGGTCCCATTCGGAGTACCCACCCTCGATAAGGAAGCCCTCTAGACGTAGATTGTGAAGTTGAGACGCGTCGGGGTCGCACTCCAAGATACCGCTTTCGCTCCCCGTGTCGGACAGTGGAGTGTGTGCCCGTATCTTTGTGTTTAGGACGCCGTCTCCGTACAAGTGTAGCCCTGTCTTGACTACCACCTTGTTTACGACGTAGTCACCAGAAGGGACATACACCGAAGGTGGTTGACTCTGAGCCAACGCGTACGAGATAGCGGCGTTGATCGCTTGGTTGTCGTTCGTCACGCCGTCGCCCTTGGCACCAAACCAACGGACGTTCACAGCCCCCGAACTTCTTCTCTTCCACCGCCCACTGCCAGAGCCTACAACTGTTCCCACGTTATCCGGCGTTGTGGTGTCGGAGGGGTCCCAATACCAATCACCACCACCGCCGTCGCCTTCCATTAGACAGCCGGTTGTGATGGCAACAGAATCCGCAATGGCACCCTTTGAAGCCCCAAGTGATGCCGCCGTGTTGAAAGTGGGCACGCCTTGGCCCACCGCTGGCAGTGGTGTCGGCACACCTCCGGGGTCGGGGCGTGGATCATAGGTCAGCAACCATCCCGACGCGAGTAAGCGCAGGTAGTAGTTGCTGATCGTCGCTGTGATCCCATCGGCTGGAACCACCGAGCTGTCCTCGGCGAGTACAGTGGCCCCCAATCGTGGATATAACGCGACTGCGGTCATGGCCTTCCGTACCTCGCCTTTAGATATCGCCTGTACAACGCAAACTCTGCTGTGGATAGGACTCGTTTGAAAGAAATCCACTCCCCTAGGTCGAAAGAGGCGCCAAAAGTGGCGTTTTGTGACCCAAGATAGAGCGTAGCGCCGGGGTCAGCGGCAGAAGGGGCCAGTGCGGTCGAACCGCTGGCTTTGCTTACCCCGTCCTGCACGACTGCATATTCCGGGCTAGTGCCTTCTATGTATGACAAACTGATATCAGTGGCCGTTCCCGAAGCCACGGCGGACAGGGCGCCGCCGCCAAACAACAAACCACTGCCGTTGTTAGCTTGTGCGAAGAAGCTAGTACTGTTTGTGTACAACTGCGCGCCTGTTTGGTTTCCCGCCGTCATGGTGGACCACAAAACTCTGACACCAGCGACAGATGTTGGCGTGCCGACGATGATGCTCTGGGCTCCCGTCCCGTTGTGCTGGTAGGCCCACGAGCTTGCAGCCTGGTCCGACACACCCCACTGCGTGCCGGTGAGCGACAACGCCAACGCGCCCCCGAGACTCGCCTTTGCGGTGGGTAACGCCAACGTACCGGTTATGTTGAGTTTTCCGACACCAGCCCTGTTAGGTAGCGTCGTCACTGCCGAACCAGAAGACGTATACGTGTCAGCACGGAACCAGGCGTAAGGCGCCAGACTCAACACGGCCGCCTCTAATCGAGCCAGCCCGGATTTAGTGACCTCTGACCGTGCACCTCTGCGCTGGGCTCGGTAATGGCTCATGCCGACATTGTGCTACGCCACCCGGATGCAAGGGCCGTCAGTCGTCGTTATCTTCGTCCGCACGCGCACGGAGTCGGGCAGCGAGCTGCGCCTTTAGCACCGCCGCGCGTTCCCGCTTGTTCGTGACCACGGGCTCCCCCTGCGGGGCCTCGGTGGGGATAGCCGACATGCTGGGCGCCGCCGCCTTGGCCGGAGCCGCCGGGGCGTCCGACACACCCAACGCCGCCATGACCACCTTGCGTAAGTCAGGGTTCTTGGCCAGTGCAGCCTTGACCGACTTCTCGCTGGCCAACACCGTCGTCACGTCTTCGGCCAGGCGAGCTTCCAGCGCCTCCAGAATCGGGCCGATGTCGTTGGTACCCTCGGCCCGGGCGGCATCGACAACCTGCTTGGCAGCACCCTTGAACGCTGCAGCCAGCGGGAACTTGTCGGCGTGCTTCTCCAACACGGTGGCCACCGTCTTGACGTCCGACTCGTACATCCCCCGCTGCTCGGCCTGCTTGCGCTCGTTCTCCCGCTCAGTCTCCAGTCGGTCGAGGCGCTCGATTTTCTCCCGCAACCAGTCCGGGATAGCCGGGTCCTTCTCCGGGACCTTGACCTTGTCCTCGTTGATTGCCTTCACGAGGTCTTCGAAGGTCCACTCGTGCTCCTTGAGCAGGTCAAGGGGTGACTCTTTCCCCTTCGCGTACCGCTTCTTGAACTTGTCCAGCTCGGCCGACGACTCTTCGTGGGCCTTGCGCACGCGGGCGGCTTCCTGCTCTACGTCCCGTAGCTTGCGGAGCGTCTGGGCGAGCTTGAGTTCGTACTTGGCGTCGGACTCGCCCGGGCGTTGTTCCGGGACCTCACCACCAGCTTCCTCAATCTTGGCCGCCACTGCTTCGGCCTTTGCTGTTGGGGCAGGCGGGGACGCAGCGGGCTTAGCCGCCGGGGCGGGCACGGGGGCGTCGTCCCCGTCGTCGTTCGAAGCCGACCGCGCCAGGCGGGCCTTGAGTTGCTCTTTGATTGACTGTTTGCGGTCGGCCTTACCAGGCTTGGGTGCCGCCGGGGCGGCTTCCGCAGGGGCGGCGGAGGGCTCGGGGGTGGGGGCTGATTCGGTAACGATTTCAGTGTCGAACATTGTTCCTCGGGTTAGCTTGGCTCTGCCGAAAGTATTGCAGACTTGACTAACCCGGCGCCGTGGACGACGATGAGCCTATGCCGCTCGTCGAGTTCTGGTGGGCGTTCTGGGAAGCCTTCGTGGCCACGCTGCTGTTTTTCATCGTCCTCGTCGGCTGGGCGTTCGCCACGTTGGTGATGCTGTTCTACCCGTCCGTGTGGCTCGACCGGTTGACGGCCAAGGTCAGCCGACCATCCCCGCCAGCTGACCGAGACCGGGCGCCACCACGCCCTTAGTGCCCACTGGCAGCCCCGTAGGCGCCGGGCCGGGACCTGCCCCTGGCATCGGCTGGGCGACGGCTTGCGCGGCGGCTTCGGCCGCCTGGGCCTGCTGCTGGGCCATCATTTGCAAGTCCTCAAGCGCCACCAAGTAGGCTTCAAAGGCGTCCAAGACTTCCCAATCTGCCCCCAGCGTCGCCGCCTTCAGTTTGGACTTGGTGCCAAGGTCCAACGCCAGCGCGATGTCCTGGCGTGGATCGGGCTCGGGCATGATGCCGTCGAGGAGTTGCTCGATTTGCCACTTGGCGATGTCAAGATGGGCGCACTCGACCGACGCGTAGGCGTCGATGTCGGGGAACTCCAACAACGCCATAGCGTGCGTGCGGGATACGAACCCACCCTGAATCCACTCACTGACCGCCTGGAACTTTGCGGCTGGGGTGGTGGGCAACGCCGACATCTGGGCCATGACCAGCTGCGCGTTGCCTTTGGGAAGCCGGACTTCCTTCCAACGGGCCGTCTTCAAGAACAGCGTGGTGCCGCGTCGGCTGGCTCCCGACACCTCATACTTGGGGTCGTTGTCGGCCAGGTCATCATTGATGCGCTCGAACAACCGGGCGACACCCATACACGCCGACTGGTACCGGCTCACGAATGGCAACAGTCGGCGGGACTGTACGTCGTCAGCGGCGCGTACCGCCACGCCCGAATCCAAGCCCTTGCCGGCGCCCTGCCCGTTTACCTGCGACATCGACAGCCCTTCGACCATCAAGGCGCGCTCGAACTCAATCGAAATCTGCTCTTGCAGGTCGTCCAACGTGCCAGACCACTTTTGCATGGTGGGCGGCTGGCCCCCGAGCGCGGCATCGTAGTTGAAAATGATACCGATGTCGTTGGTGATGGCTTCGTTGGATACCGAACCTTCACCATTGGGGTTGAAAATCACCACGTTGCTGAGCAGGTTTTGGGCCTTTTGGTTCACCGCAATCAGGTCATTGATGCGGTTCTGTGCGTCCAACACCGACTCTATCAGCCCGGCCCCGTAATAGCCGTAGTCACGCTCACGATAGCGGAACACCGCGAACGGGAAATCTGGGTGGTCGTAATCCTCGTCGACCAGCGACACGTTGCCGATGCACAGCGAATGGCGGCCCTTCTTCTTTCCGGCAGGGAGGTGCCAGGACTCGACCACCTCAACGAACCCGTCGTACGACCACTGACCGAGCCCCTGCAACACCACGTCGTTGACCGCATCGCGGGACACCGGTGGCGCCAGGTCAACCAGATGCGCCTTGGCTGGGAACATGGCCTTGAGCGTTTCCCGGGCAAACACCTTGTCGCGGTGGATGGACCGGGGCTTTTGGTTCATCCCGTCCAGGTGCTCCACCAACATTTCCAGCGGGTGGACCCGTTCGACGTCCGGGATACCTGTTTCTGGGTTCACGTATCCGTGGACAAACCCGATGCCAGTCTTCAGTGCATCCAACTGCGCACGCTTGCACACTTCCTGGACATCCTTGTGGAACTGCCCCTGGAGCACCTGGGTGCACTTTTCCGCCTTGCGGATGAGCTTGAAGTCGCCATCAATCGTTAGGTACTGTGGGATAGCTGGGGACTGCGAAATCAACGACGACGCGGTGTCGACCGCTGCCGCGCACACGTTGAGCCTCGTGGCCCCGGTGCGAGCACGGTACATGTACTCCGACAGCCTACTTGCTGGCAGCGACGAAATCGAGCCCAACCCCGACACGTTGCCGTTTGCGTAGAGTTCCAGGTAGAACAGCATGTCCTCCCGAAGCTCCAGCAACTGTCGCTTGATGTAGGCAACCTGGCCGAATACGGCCTTAGGTAGCTCGGCCTTGGTCGCGTCGTACCACATCGGGCGTGTCATTACGGCTCATTTTGCCCCACGCCGGACCACCGAGGGCTTTGACCTACTTGAGACCCAGTGCCCGCGCCCGGCGCGCCGCCCTGATTTCTTCCGGCGTCGTGGGCACCGGGGCGGATTCGTGCTGGCCCGCGTCGCCGACGGGCGGCCGGTTCAGCGACACCGCGACCGGGAACACCGCCTTGTACCCGTGGGCTTCCACTGACGCAGCGCCGAGTTCTCGGAGCGCCTTGGCCAGGCGAACGAAGTCGTCAGCGGTCACTTGGCCACCTCCAGTTCCTCGTCCAAGATTTCCGCGTCCGTGATGTCCGGCGACCCGTTGTTCACTGCTTGGAGCACCTTGATATCTTGGCCTGGTACCAACCCCCGCGCCAGGTCAATCAGCTTGGAGATGGACATCGTGGAAATGTCCGCCACGGTTTCGTTCTTGTTGATAATGGACAACTTGTGTTGGAGGTGCCACCGCCGGCTGTGCCGGCGTTCGATGACCCAGGCGAGCGCTTTCCAGTCGGATTCCTGGCCGATTTCGTATATCCGCTCGACGCACTGTGCCTCGTGTTCCGCACGCGCCTGGTCCATCGCGTTTAGCCACATTCGTTCAGCGGATTCACCCTCCCCCCAACCTGCGGGGACGCCTTGCGCTTCGTGTTTACGGGCATCAGTGCCCCATCTACGCCATAGGCCGCCGTAGCCTAAGGCAGTTGCGGCCGTGGGGATTGGCACTCCCCTAAGCACCCGGCGCCGCATGTTTTCCACCGCATCGGGGGTGAGCTTGCGCTTCACGCCCCAATCCAAGGTCGGTAAGTCAGCCTCAGACCCGCTCGTATAGTCGTACGGAGCCGACTTGGCCGCCTTTACACGGGGCTCTCCTGGCTCGTACCCTACCTTCTTAGACTTCGCCACCGAAGTCCCCCCTGACCTTGCCAGAGTCCTTCAGCAGCACGCGGTCAGCGATGAGCACCGACGCATTTGCCGCCAGATGGCGGGCACGGTCAATCTTGCAGTACCGGTTCTCAACCATCCGCTGGGCCAGCGCCCACCGTAGCTCCGCAATCAGGTGGTTCTCGCGGCGCTGGACGACAACCAGCTGGTCCCCTTGACCAGGGAAGACTTCCGACACCGTCGTGGCCTTCCAAACACCGTTGGGGAGTTCCCAGACAATGACGCCCATGAACAGGCGCTCTTCCGCCGGCGCTTGGTCAACTTTCAAGTCCCGGATGCGGTCCGTTTCGCGGATGTAGTCGGCTAGCTCGCGCTGGGCGCCCTTGATGCGGCGCTCGGCGTCAATGCCAATCATCCCGGCTTCGCGCTCGGCTTTGGTCGTCAGGCTCATGGCTTGCGCCCTTTCTTGCCCTCAGCAGCCGGTACCGAAACCCGCATGCCCCAAAGCATAGCACCGTAGGGAACATCCACGCTGTTGCCAGTGGCCGTGTGGGTGATAGTAATCAGGCCGTCGTCACAAACCATCGTGTATCCCTTGTTGGTGGTGTACACGTCGATTAGGGCCAGCGAATCGTCGGGACGGGCCGGGTCCTGTGCCCCGACACGAAGGCGGATGTGCTTGTACGAAACCATTTAGCGACGCTCCCATGCGAACGGATTGCAGTATACGAACCCCAACGCCTCGATTTCCTTGTCGAATCGAGTGTGGGTAGTATAGACCAACCGGTCAAAGTCGCCAGCAAGTTCGATAGCCTCGTCTAGGAGCGCCTTGGCGACGCCCTGACGACGAAACGAGTGCTTGGCATAGACGTAATGACCGGCGAACGTTTTGCCCTTCGTTTCATAGGCCAGAAAGCCGTAGGCGAAACGAGGGTCGTCTGTGTCGCGAGCCACCACGACCTGGGAACGGGCCAGGAGATTGTTGATTTCGGGATTGTACCGGCTGAAAAACACCGACTTGGGCAATGACGAGTGTTGCGGCTGGTCGTGGAGTGATTCCTTCCACGACTTGGCGATAAACGCTAACTCGCTGGGTCGGGCCGGTCCGATGGACAGGTCGAGTAAACTAGCTTGGCTCACGGTACAAGGAACGTAACAGGTCCCAAAACGACGGGACCTAGTCTCGGTCGCGCAACAGCTCGGCCCGGTCCCATTTCGCGTGCCGATGCCCGTCTTTGGCGGCCTGATTGTTCATTCGAACGGCATCTGGGTCCGGTTCTGGGTCGACAAGATGCACTAATGCGTCCTTGTGTGCCTTCAATCGACACATAAGCCAGTGCGGGATGATAAAACGTTCATCCCTTAGGCAGATTTTTGCCATCAGGAAAGCCGCATGCGCTGGGCCATGTTCCTCAACAGCCGACTCCCAGAGTGCAAACAGTGCATCGTCAAGGAACTTGCTCAGGGCTGTGCGATTATGTCCACCAAGCTTCACACCACCCAGCCGCATCAGTTCCTTGATCGCTATAGGCTCTCTGAGTATTGTCATCGGTCTTTTCCGTACAAAGTCGCCAGGATGTGCTTTCGATGTGCTCGCAAGCGCAACATAAGCCAGTGCGGCGGTCGGAACTTAGGGTCGTGTTGTATCAAGGTGAACATTATGACAGCCGCGTCAGGCCCACCGTGACGGGAGACGGCATTCTCCCACATGTGGAACAAAGCATCGTCAAGGAACTTGGTCAGGGCTGTGCGATTGTACCCACCAATCTTTATGCCGCCCATCCGCATCAAGGTTTTGAGAGGAATCGGTTGTTTCAATCGACCTTGCACATCCTAGTCTGGGCTAGGTGACCAACCATTGCAAGGTTTTTCTAAGGTCAACCAGGTTTTTGATTGAACTCTTCGAACCACTTGGCAACCTTGGTGAGGTGTTCTGTCTTGGCCGCCTCTCGTAGCACCTTGGTTCGTTCGTCCAAGGGGCGCTTTCGACTCGATTTGACCGTCATGGACGTCCAACCCTTGTTTTTACCAGCCACGGCTTGCCATCCTTGGTTACCAGGGAACAACGACACTTGGTTCTGCGCTCAGTGTCCCGCTTTTTTGGCGACGTGCAACCAGAAATCGACCACGCCTCGCTTTTTTCGTACCTACCTGGTAGCCAAAACACCCCACTACCCTTGTTCAACCGTGGCCGGTATCCTCTGGGGCATGGTCAAAGTCCTCGATTTCGGTTTCGTCGACCTAATCGACTCCATGCCCGCCGTACCAGACCCCATCAACCCTGATTGGGGGCCTGGCGACGCACGTATCGTTCAATCGGCTCGCGTGTCGTACGCTGGAAAGTCGAAAGGCGTCGCCCAAGACCGCAAACTGCTGTCGTACCTGTGGAAAAACCGCCACACATCGCCATTCGAACAGGTCCAGTTCACTTTCCACGTCAAGGCACCGCTGTTTATCATCCGACAGTGGCAAAGGCACCGTACATGGTCGTACAACGAAGTGTCCGCACGCTATACTACCTTGCCAGAAGAGTGCTACGTCCCGGCTCGTGACCGAATGCAGGGACAAAGTGCCGACAACAAGCAGTGTTCTGCTGGCCTTTTGTCCGACGAAGCGGCCAGCATGTGCGACAACCTGCTCAGGTACGGGTACGACCGCGCCTTGTCGACGTACCGATACTTGATTGCCAACGGTCTGTCACGCGAACTGGCCCGATGCGTGCTCCCTGTCGGTATCTACACCGAGATGTACGCCTCCGTGGACCTGCGCAACTTGCTCCACTTCCTATCGCTCCGGGACCACGCCCACGCTCAGTACGAAATCCAGGTGTACGCCAAAGCCATCCGGCAGTTGATTGCGCCGGTCGTTCCGGCGACCATGGCCGTCGTGGCCGAAGGGGGTTGACGTGGCGTGGCAGAATCTAGCTGAGGACCTGGCGGAAGAGTTCGCGGGGTTGTGTGGCACGCACGAAGCAGACGAAGCTCTCGAACGCTGGGTCGTAGAACGCCAGGCGTACCTACGAAACTGGAGCGCGGACCATCGGGCGCACGAACCGATGCTTTACCGCCTGTACCGCGTACGTAAGAAGCTTCGTGCCACGTTCGACGGCCCCAAAGCGGCCGCCCGCTTGGCAAAATACGCCCGCGCGTGGCGCCGAACCAAGACACGCATGCAGTGGCACCGCAAACTAGCGGCGCTCCCCCCACCGGTCGGCGCCGTAGCGCTCTCGAACCGCCACAACTACAAGCTGACCCCCGCCCAGCGGGACTGGGCGCGAACTTCCGACTTCAGCCCCACCCAGGCGGCTAAAATCCTTGGGGTGTCAAAGCAAGCTATCGACGCAATCCGGCGGGCGGGCCGTGAAACACCCGCCCAGCGTGCACACCGACTCGGGAAGATGCGCGAGCGAGTTGCACGGCACCGGGCGAAAAAGAAGGCGGGGGGTGGTCATGTCGGGCAGTGATATTGTGGTCGCGGTGTGCACGTTCTCGGGGGCTGCGTTCTGGTTCGGTGTTGTGCTGTTCTTGGCTGCCCACACCCCCGGCAAAGACGCCGCACCGCCCCCGCGGACGTGCACCAAGCGGACGGTGCCCCGCCCCACCGCCAAGGCCGGTCGCCGCGCCGCCCCAACCGGGACGTGGTGCTAGTGCGCCGCGGCAAAACGCACGTGTCGCACAATGCCGCATTGCGTCGGGCGGCGGGCTGGGGTGAAGTCGAATCGGCCGCGGTCCGGTTGCTCGCAGTCCACGGATACCGGCCGGTGCGGCTGCTCAAGACCCAGCACCCCGGCTACACCCGGCCGGTGCGTGCGTCGTCGTCCGTGGGGCTTCGCCCGGTGTGGTCGGTGCCGCCCAACGGTTAGCCCTGGCGAAAACGCATCCCGAGCCGCGCCAAGTCCCAAAGGTGGGCTGTGTCTCGGTACTCGGTAGCGTAGACGACATCACGCACCCCGGCGGCGTACAACAACCGGGCGCAATCCCGGCAAGGTGACAAAGTCACGTACGCCGTGGCGCCGCCGATAGCCGTGCCTCGGTACGCCGACCGCGCGACCGCGTTGGCTTCGGCGTGCTGGCACCGGGTGCACCCGCCGGTCGGGCCGATAAGGCACCCGACCTGGATACATTCTGGCGCCCCGGACAGTGCGCCGTTGTAACCCGTCGCCAGGATGTCCCGGTCGCGCACGAGCACGCACCCGACCTTCGCCCGGTTACACGTCGCTCGGGTCGCGGCGGCGTGGGCGACGGCCAGGAAGTACTGGTCAACGGTGGGGCGGGTCACGGTGGATATCCCAAGCGGCGTTGGATGCGGTCGATGTCCCGGTTGGTTCGGTGGGCCCGGACAGCCCGAGCCACCGCCTCGACGCAGTTGGGTGAAATACCAATGTCCCGCCGCTGCACCCGATACCCGCCGTCTGGGGACATCGGAACGCGCGTGAACACCATGGCGGTATAGGAGTCCCCACCACTCGGGGGGCCATTCGTCGCGAGGGTGATGCGGATTTCGGTGTACTTGTGTCGGATGATCACGGGTCCACCACCTTTGCGGTAGCCGCGGCCGCCAGCGCGGCCCGGAGCGCCGCCGCGTGGTCGGGGGCCGTGGTCGCCCACTGGTCCAGCAACGCCACGACGGGGTCTTTGGGGGCCGGCGCCGGGGCCAGCCGGTCGATGGTCGCCAAAGCGGTGGCGAGCGCCGCCCGCAACGCCGGGACCGACACCGCCGCCGCGATAGCCGCCGGGGTCCACGCCGCGCGATGGGTCCGTTCGGCTGGGTCCAACCGGTCTTGGTCGCCGCCCAGCACGGTGTTGATAGCGTCCGCCCAAACGTCGTTGGGGGTGCGGCCGTTGGTCGCGGGGGCCGACCCGGCGGCCCACGCCTTGGCGCGGATTTCGGCCGCCTGGGCCGGGGTACAAATCGGGGTGGTCACGGGCGGGCCCCGGCGGCGGCCAACACCGCCTGGGCGATGGCTTCCCATCGTGCGCGGTCGGCCGGGTCTTCTTCAGCCCAGCAGCAAGAGGCTTCGTACGCCACCTGGCCGGGGGTCTTGGGGGCGAGCGCGGACGCGGGGGCCAGCTGATGAATGATTTGCAGGAGGTCCCGGACGACAAGCGAATAATCACCGCGCGCGCGAATCGCTTCGACGTACGCACGGTCTTCAGGAGTCAACGCGTCGCCAATCGGTAAGGTGTCGGCCATCTCGTTCAGGGCGTGCAGCATGGTGTCGACTCGCGTGGGGTACTCCCGGACGTTGTCGAGATTTGCGTCGTACATGTACAACACCTGACGGGCTTGTTCTTTCGTGAACTTCATACCGGCCACCGTATCACGGGGCGTGGTCCGCACGCAAGCCCTGGTCGGGTTTGGGCAGCGACTTGTTTCGTGTGTCTGGGCATCAGTCCACTTTCTCCAGTAGGATGACTCGTGCGGCACGAAGCTTCCCGTCCGTACCATAAGGCACTACCACGTTAGTGTCGAACGGGACCAAAACACGCCAGTACGTCGAGCTTGGGTACTGGTCCTTCACCCAAGCCAAGGTACCCGCCACATTCACCCCAGCCCCACAACTGAGCCTTTGGTCGATGTTGGGTGTTGCGTCCAACACGGCCTGGGGCTCGAAACACCAATGGTCGGGCGGTGCGAAGGTCGTATTGCCAATGGCCTTGTACGCCACCCATCCGTCGTTGGTCTTGTCGAGATGTTGATTACACCACTCCGCACTGGACACCAAACCTTTGGTGCCTTGTAGGTCGGCCCTGGACAGGTCGGCCTTGTACAGGTTGGCCCCGGACAGGTCGGCCCTGGCCAGGTCGACCTCGGACAGGTCGGCCCTGGCCAGGTCGGCCCTGGCCAGGTTGGCCCCGGTCAACTTGGCCTCGGACAGGTTGGCCCTGGCCAGGTCGGCCCTGGTCAGGTCGGCCCCGGTCAACTTGGCCCCGGCCAACTTGGCCCCGGCCAACTTGGCCCCGGTCAACGTGGCCCCGGTCAACGTGGCCCTGGCCAGGTCGGCCTCGGACAGGTTGGCCCCGGCCAACTTGGCCCCGGCCAACTTGGCCCCGGCCAACTTGGCCCCGGCCAACTTGGCCCCGGTCAACGTGGCCCCGGTCAAATCGGCCTCGGACAGGTTGGCCCCGGTCAACTTGGCCCTGGCCAGGTCGGCCCCGGTCAAATCGGCCCAGGTCAACTTGGCCCTGGCCAGGTCGGCCCCGGTCAAATCGGCCCCGGACAGGTCGGCCCCGGTCAAATCGGCCCCGGACAGGTCGGCCCCGGTCAAATCGGCCCCGGTCAACTTGGCCCTGGCCAGGTCGGCCCCGGTCAAATCGGCCCCGGTCAAATCGGCCCCGGTCAACTTGGCTCCGGTCAACTTGGCTCCGGTCAACTTGGCCCTGGCCAGGTTGGCTCCGGACAGGTTCAAACGATTTGGGTGCTTAGGTCTGACGAACATACCAAGGACCTTATCACGGGGCTGCGTCCGACCGCAAGCCCTGGTAGAAGCCTTCGACATCGGTGTTGTTGGTAGCCGGCCGACCCCGCTGGGGCGGCGGCAACGCCAAGCCCGCTTCGGCCAACCACCGGCGGGCCGTGGCCGGGGCCACGCCGAACGCCTGGGCGAAGGCGGCCACCCGGACGTGTTCGACGCCATGGCGTTGGATGAAAGCCACAACGGCTTCGATAAGATGGCAGCGGGTTTGGGCAGCGACTTGTTTCGTTGGTCTGGGCATTAGACCACTTTCTCCAGTAGGATGACTCGTGCGGCACGAAGCTTCCCGTCCGTGCCATAAGGCACTACCACGGTAGTGTCGAACGGGACCAAAACACGCCAGTACGTCGAGCTTGGGTACTGGTCCTTCACCCAAGCCAAGGTACCCGCCACATTCACCCCAGCCCCACAACTGAGCCTTTGGTCGATGTTGGGTGTTGCGCCCAACACGGCCTGGGGCTCGAAACGCCAATGGTCGGGCGGTGCGAAGGTCGTATTACCAACGGCCTTGTACGCCACCCATCCGTTGTTGGTCTTGTCGAGATGTCGATTACACCACTCCGCACTGGACACCAAACCTTTGGTGCCTTGTAGGTTGGCCCCGGACAGGTCGGCCCCGGTCAAATCGGCCCCGGACAGGTCGGCCCTGGCCAGGTCGGCCCCGGTCAACTTGGCCCCGGTCAACTTGGCCCCGGTCAACTTGGCCCTGGCCAGGTTGGCCCCGGTCAACTTGGCCCTGGCCAGGTCGGCCCTGGTCAGGTCGGCCCCGGTCAACTTGGCCCTGGCCAGGTCGGCCCTGGTCAGGTCGGCCCCGGTCAACTTGGCCCCGGTCAACTTGGCCCCGGTCAAATCGGCCCCGGTCAACTTGGCCTCGGACAGGTCGGCCCCGGTCAACTTGGCCTCGGAC